GTAAGAACAGACGCACAAAGAAACATTCCACAAAATTTTGATTTGAAAAGGTTTATTGATATCAATGTATATATAAAAGCACTTAGAGATCTTGGCGATAAAGAAGCGGCGGCTAAACTTGCATGGAGATCAGTTCCATTACAAGACACATTAGGATTCTTAGCTGGCGGTCGTTTTTATGATGTACGTGAAGAAAACGATATATTAAATAGATTTGGCGAAGAAGTGTATAATTCATTAACAAAATCTATGGTTAGGGCTGTTGAAGCACAACAAGCCGATGCAGAAGCAAACTTAGAACAAGAAGAAGGTGAAGAAAATTTACCCAATCAGCCAGAACAACCAATAAATGAAAATAAAATCGCAAAAAATATGAGACGAATTGTTAGATTATCAAATACCGATCTTAATAAAATGATTAAGAGGGTACTTAAAGAACAGGAAGACCAATATGGAACAACAGGCCCTGCTCCTGAAGAAATCACTGGAGTTGCCCCAGAAGAAGAAGGTGGTGAACCAAATTACGAAGCATTTTTAAGTGCCGCAAACGAATTACTTGGACAGGGACTTACTATTGGTGATTTAGTTGATAAACTTTGTGAAAATAAGGAGACTGAGCCAGAAACAACTGAGCCAGAGCCTGATCAAAGTATTCCATCAGATAACCAGTAATTTTAATTTCTTATGGGAACAGACATAACTGTTATTTATCCTCAGTTAATGGAAATGAATCTGACCACTAATCAGATAGACTATATAAGAAATTATGAATTTAGTGGTCAAACAATTGATGATTTAATTGTAGAAGCCGAATTTTATAATGATTATTATATTTACGATCCTACAACACCATTGGAACCTGTTAGTTATCAAATGATGCAAGATGTTAGAGAAAAAATCGATTTCATATTAGAAGATTTACCAGACATTTAAAATATGAGTTATTAACTGTTAACCCCTGATGAAAATTAGGGGTTTATTTTTTTATTAAATTTTCGTATATTATATCAAAAATTAAGGATATGGCTATAATTTCAGAACAATTCTCAGGTACAACGATTAACGTTGGTGTAAAGTCTTCAAATTTAAAATTTGCGAAATACGATACTACAAGTAAGACTTTAACGGTAACTTTTAATAATGAAAGTATTTATGAATATTATGACGTACCTTGGCAGATTTTCACCAAGTTTAGAATGGCAGAATCTCAAGGTAAGTTTTTTAATACTGAAATAAGTAAAAATTATAAATACAAAAAGCTTAAATGATTTATAAGTCGTTAGTTGACGAACTATCTGAAGATAGAGAAAAAGATGAAAAAATTATAAAATCTTTTTATGCTAACGATTCTCTATCAGAAGATATTTTCAAAGAAACTAACGGTTCATATAAAATGATACCTAATGTTCGCGAAAGGTTATTAGAAATCGCGGACGATTTTATTGAATTTTTGGGAATAGAATTTTTTGTTCATGATGTCGTTCTGACAGGATCCCTTGCTAATTATAACTGGTCTGAATTTTCCGATGTCGATCTACACATTCTTATAGATTATGAAGAAAGTGGACATAATATTGATTTGCTCAAAGAATTTTTTGATGCAAAAAAAGGAGTATGGAACGCTTTACATGATATAAAAATTAAAAACTATGAAGTTGAACTTTATGTTCAAGATGTAACAGAAAAACATATTTCAAGTGGTGTATATTCGGTATTGAATAATAAATGGATAATTGAACCACAAAAAGAAAAGAAATTTATTGATGACCGTAAAATATTGGAGAAAGGTGAAGAATACGCTAAAATTATCGATGATTTAGAACAAAAAACCCAAGAACATATTGATATAAAAAGTGAAATTGATGATGTTAAGAAAAAAATTAAAAAATTCAGACAAAGTGGATTAGAAGCTGGCGGTGAATATTCTTATGAAAACTTAACATTCAAATTACTTAGAAGAAATGGATATATTAAAAAACTCATTGATATTAAAAAAAATGTAACTGATAAAGTATTATCCATTAATGAATCACATCAACCTGTTGATTTTAGTTACAAAGATGCGTTAAAAATAGAAAAATTAGCATTACAATTTTATGGAGAAACAGGTACTTTTCAACGAACAGGATACATTACTCCTAATGGTCATTTATTAGATTTTTCAGAAGGTACGGCAAATCGTGTTCAAGATCATAGAAATATTGGTTATGTTGTAGAGGAGGCTGGGATAGATATTGGAAAATATGAAGAAGATAGGCAAAGACATTCACCATCATGGGGAATGATGGTTGTGATGGATATGGGGTTTATTAGATATCTTCCAGAATCAAAAGGTATAGATATGCATCGTATGCCTACTCAACAACAATTTGAAGTTCTTCGTTTAATAGTAAACAAATATGATGGTAAAGTGATTATTGAAATGAATGAAGATGCATATGTTGAACATGAACAAGGTACGCCAGAAGATTTTATTATTGACGGAATTAAGACATATTATAACGAAGGAATTAAGCCTAGAACATATAGTGAATTAGCGGACGAGGAACTTTATTAATAATAAATTGAAAGTAATTTTTCAATATATCATTGTATTTATTGCAAAGAATAATTAATTATTAACAATAACAAAATGGGAGAGTTAAAACCAGTAGGTAGTGAAAAGTTACAAGGTGACGCGAAAATAAATCGTATCCTTGAACTCACATATTTTCAGTCGTCAAACGAATCAAAAAAGACAACTGAGGTCATTAAAGAAACCACAACGGGCGTATATGGCATCGTTAAAGAGAAAGATGGCTATTATGTGAAAAAAGGTCTTAATGAGAATTCATTAGACTACATAGGCGGTTTGTTTATGAAAAACAGAAACAAATTTTCGTCTTACATAGAAGCATTTAAGAAACTTGATTTTCTTGTAGAACAAGAAAAATTGGATGAGGCTAAAAAATATATTTTAAAAACAAAGAAGCCTGAATTACCCCCACAAGAAGAATCTCCAGCTCCTATGCCAACGGATGACGTACCACCAGCTCCAGCTGATACGGCAGTTCCTCCAACGGATATGGCAGCACCAACAGATGAATTAGGTGGTGAAGAACTTCCTGCACCTGAAGGTGAGCCAGAAGGTGAAGAAGATTTCAAAAAATCAATCCAAAGCACTGCAAGTAAACTTCAGGAAAAGTTAAGAAAATACGAAGAAAAGCTAGAAAGTGAAGATATAAAAGCTGCGATTATGCAAGTTTTATCAGGTATTGAAGATCTTGACGAAAAACTTGAAGATAAAGATAAAGAAGAAATAGTTGATAAATTCGAACCAGAAGAAGATGAAGAAACCTCCGATGAAACTCTCCCAACAGACGAGGTTCCTGGCGAAGAAACTTCTACCCCTGAAACACCTGAAGGTGAAATGGGTGAAGAAAGTGATGGTATTTCTAAATTAGAAGAATTAATTGGTACATCGTTCTTTGAAGATGAACCTGGCTCAGAACCTTTTGATGATGATGATGATGACCTTGATGATCTCGGTTTTGATGATGATGAAGCGATGAAAATTGCTAAAAAAGATTATGAAAGAGAATATGAAGGGTTTGATGATGAAGAAGAAGAGGATTTAGAAGATAGGCCAGAAGGACTTACAGGTGAAACTGATCCCGAATTTGGCAAAGAGGAAGAAACTGACGAAAGAGTAAAAGAACTCGATCTGGATGAGTTAACTAACATAGTTAATACTGGCGTTAAAGAAACGTTGAGTAAATATTTTGAACAGTAATGTATTTGATTTACATTAATGAGTTAGGTAAAGATTATAAAGGCCAAAGACAATATGAATTTATTTTTGGCAAAAGTAAAGATGAAGACGTAATTGTTGATGAATGGTTTATGATACCATCGTCGGGAAAAGCGCTTCCTCCAGAGATTAAATCTATTGATTTGGTCGGTCTATTAAAGAATTCAGATTTAGAATTAGAATTAGTTCAAAATTCTGACTATTTCGGAGTAATAGACGCAGTGGATGGAATTATAGCTTTAGGATGGGAAAAGTTTGATATGGAAGCAGACGAAAGACCAGAAAGAATATGTTTTCATTTTGGTGAAACTGTAGAAAGTGTAACCGAAAAATTAATGACAAAGGGGCTTAGATTAATAAATGATGAAATAAAATACAAACTTTCATGAAAAGGCAAGATATTATATCAAAACTAATGAATGAAGGATTTACCGAAAAAACATTAGTAAATTTAACCGACAAACAACTTCACATATTAGCTGAAAGAGTACTTTCAGAACAATATGCTGCAACATCGACGCCAGTAACAAATGTTTCGCAAACAGACGCTAAAACAATCTCTACATTGAAACAACAAAAAAGACCTTTTGTAACATATGAAGGTCAAGTTTCGGAAGAAGAAAAAATTGGAAGTGTGAAGAAAGAAGAAAAGGGTGACAAGGAAATTATTAAGAAGAGAATTATGCACAAGATCGATACAAAAATGAAAAAGGATGAATGTATCAAAAGTGAAATTGAACTTCTTAAAAGAATTGGTGAAGAAATCCCAGAAAAAGCTCAAAAATATTACAATAAGAGAGTTAAGGAAATGAAAAAAGAAAAAGTTGCTGAACCTGTAACAGAAACAAAAAAACTTAAAAAATGGGTTGGTAAACTGGTCGAAAACAAATGTTTCACATCTAAGAATGAAATCATGAAATTGATTAAAGAAAAATTAAATGAACAAGAAGTTTCAGATGTTGAGGTAGCTGTCGATCTTCCTGATTTTTTAACTTACGATGCGATTAAATCCGCAGGTACAGAAACAAAACCAGCAGAACCAACAACAAAACCAGGTACAAGGCCAGGAACAAACCCAGGAACGAGACCAACGCCAAAAACACCATTTCAACCAGGTCCAGGCCCAAAACATAATCCAAAGGCATCGATGGAAGAAGAAAACTAATTACTGTTATGAAGATAAATGAGGGTAGTTTAAAAAACATTATAAGAAAAAGATTGTCTGAAATGGCAATGGATTTCGAAACACCTGATAGACCTGATCCTGATATTCAAGGTAAATTACAAACAGGTGACACACCATTGAAAAAAGTTCCATTACCCACAACAGGTAGAGAACCAAATCAAAATTTCCAAGAATTATTAGGTTCAGAAAGATATAAACAAACAGTAGAAAGAGTTAGGAGATATGCGGGTCTTGGTGCTGGACAAAGAGTTCAGGATCCAAACACACAAATGTCTTTAGTTAGAACCGCAATGGCCGCAGTTGCAAGAATAGGTGATATTGAAGGTCAACATCTCGAAGAATTGGAACAATTAGCAATTGAACTTGTAACTAAAGAAATGGGAATACCTGAAGGTGCTGTTCAATGGGATGTTAAAATTGAAAGACCAAATCTAGAAGGGTTTAAAAGAGACCAAGAAGGTGAAGAAGAACCACAGCAAGTTAATCCCGAAATCGAAATACAACTAGCAACAGATCTCGAAAAATTAAACTTGGAAAGAGCTAAAAGAAGATTAGTAAATGCTATTATTCAAGGTTCAGCTGCAAAAGGTCAATATATGTTCCATTTAGTTGAACCCGCTCTTACAAGAATAACAGGTACAAATGAAATCATTAACTTATATGGTATATTAATGTCAATACTTGATATTCAATATTGGCAATATCCTGATGAAATGATAAAAGGTGGAATAGAACAATCAGTCGAAGGTAAAGAAGAAGTTGATCGTAATACAGAACCACCAACAATATATGCAAGAGCGTCTAATTTTCCTGTTTTGGTTCATGAAATTATTAAAGGTGTGATGGAATTATTTAGTCATCAAGCCGAGCCAGAAGATAAAGAAATGTTTCAACAAGTCATGGAACTTGAAGACACATTAGAAAAAGAAGTTTGGGATTTAAGATTGGGACCTCCAATATGGGAAAGAATTAGAGAACAATTTCCAGAAGATGTTCTTACTGATGAAACCAAATATGGTTTACAAAGTTGGATACTTGTAGAGATTTTTAAATTAGAACCTAAGAAATTCTTGGTTCTTACTAGAGAAATAATATCGGGTTCACCTGAAGGAAAAAGATTGGTTGATGAAATTTATCAATCTGTTCTCGCAATATTGAATGGTGAATCACCTGAAGAACCAACAGAAACGTTTAAATCTGATCTACAAGATATCACAGATGAAGTTTCCGATATGGATCTCGATAGTTTTCTAAATCAATTAAAATCAGAAGGTCTTGGTGCATCAGAAGAAACTCCTCAAGTTGAAAAATCTTCAGAAGAAGTAACAGATAAGAGACTTGCAGAAATGGGGCTTAATGCGTTAAATTTTGAGCTCAATAAAGCAATTGATGCTGAAGATTGGGGGCTAGCACAAAGAATACAGAGAATGATTGAACGTAAACAAGGATAATAGTGAAAATAACTGAGTTATAAAGAAAGAGTGGACTAATCCACTTTTTTTTTGTATTTATATATACTATGAGTACTAAAATTGAACAACTTAAAGAGTACGCGCGTATTATCAAAGACACACCGTATGCAATAAAAACATATTTACAAACTTATGATAATACTCAAAGTAGATATGTCCCATTTGATTTATTTCCTGATCAAATACAACTTATACGAGACTACGAAGAATATAATGAGAATATAACAAGAAAATATCGTCAGGCTGGTGTTACAACAGTTACAGCCGCATGGATATCTAAATTATTACAAACAGCCAAACCTGAAAGGCCAGAAAAGGTTCTTATTGTCGCTAACAAAAGAGACACTGCGGTTGAAATGGCTAATAAGATTAGAGCATTTCTTGAGCAATGGCCAGATTGGATTAATGTTGGGTTTTCTCAAAGTAAAAATTCAGAACAGAGATTTAAGTTAAATAATGGTTGTGAAGTTAAAGCTGTCGCAACATCAAAAGATGCTCTTCGTGGTTATACACCGACAATTCTAATCTTTGACGAGGCGGCGTATATTGAAGCTGGAGAAGATTTCTGGGCAGCTTCTATGGCATCTCTTTCAACAGGTGGTAAAGTTATTCTTATTTCAACACCTAATGGTTTCGACCCAATATATTATGGAATATATGAACAGGCAGCTCGTGGAGCAAACAATTTTAGAATAACAGAATTAAAATGGTATAATGATCCTCGATATGCAAAAGACGTAAAATGGATTAAATGTAAAGATATTGTTCATTATATGTTGAATAGGGAAGAATATAAGGATGATGAAATAACGGTAATTGAACATGATAGAAATAAATTCGAACAATTAATACAAGATGGTTATAAACCATATTCATCGTGGTTTGAGAATATGGCGAAAAAATTCAAATATGATAAAAGAAAAATTAATCAGGAAATTGAAGCCGCGTTTCTTGGATCAGGTGATAACGTCATCCCCCCAGAATTAATTGAAAAAATAATAAAAGAAATGGTTCGAGAGCCTGTCGAAAAATATATGATGGGACAAATGTGGCAATGGAAAGAACCAATCAAGGGTCATAGATATATTATGGGCATCGATGTATCTAGAGGAGATAGTGAAGATTATTCAGCAATTAATATTATTGATTTTGATGATAGAGAACAAGTACTTGAATATATAGGAAAAATACCGCCAGATGATTTAGCGTCAGTTGCATATAAATGGGGAATATTTTATGAAGCGTTTATTATAATCGATATAACAGGTGGAATGGGAATTGCAACTGCAAGAAAGTTACAAGAAATGGGGTATAAGAACTTATATATTGATGGCATTAACACACAAAATGTTTGGGAATACAATACTAAATTGATGGATAAAATCCCAGGCATAAGTTTTAACAATAAAAGAACACAAATTATCGCAGCATTTGAAGAAGCGGTTCGACATGGTTTTATCGTTCATTCCGTTAGATTAACTAATGAGATGAACACATTTGTTTTTATCAATGGAAGACCCGACCATATGAAAGGAACACATGATGATGGTATTATGTCAATATCAATGGCGTTATACGCTGGAGATATGTGTTTTACGCAATTATTAAGAAATGAGTTGCAGAATAAAGCGATGATGGATGCGTGGTCATTATCAGAAAGATCTTACGAACCAAACAAATCTTTTTATTCTTATGGAAGAGCTTTTGACCCTTTAGGGGCGATAGACGCTGATACTGGAAGACCAATTCCCAACCCACTTTTTGACAATAATTCTATGACTGATAGAAAAAGAATGTATGAAGAATATTCTTGGCTATTCTCAAAACCAAGAAACTCTTCAAAATAATGATTTTTTTGTTTATATTATAGTCAATATTTATAAGCATGGCAAGACAGAAATTAACAATTTACCAAAAACTGACCAAAACATTTGGTTTTCAGGGACAGTTAAGAAATCCTCCTCAGTTTGAGTTCACAAAAGATGAACTTTTAAAAACCGATAGTAAGGAAGATTATGAAAGAGCAAGATTACAGGCTCAACAAACACAATATATTGCAGATAAATGGTCTAAACTTGACATGTCTCTTTATAATCAGTCTGTTTATTATGAACCTAATAGATTATCGGCATATTATGATTATGAAAGTATGGAGTTTACCCCTGAAATTTCTGCTGCATTAGATATATACGCTGAAGAATCTACAACAAAATCAGAAAAAGGTGAGATATTAACAATACATTCCGATTCAAAAAGAATAAAACACATACTTGACGATTTATTTTATAATGTGCTTGATGTCAACACAAACTTACCTATGTGGACAAGAGGTATGTGTAAATATGGAGACGATTTCATCTATCTAAAAATACATCCTGAAAAAGGTATTATGGGATGTCAGCAATTACCAAATATAGAAATTGAAAGACTTGAAGGTGCTAGACAATCTGTACCCAATCAAAGTGACAGAGTTGGTAGTAGATTTCCAACACGAGAATTACGTTTTGTTTGGAAAAATAGAGATATGGAATTTCAGGCATGGGAAATTGCGCATTTTAGAATTCTTGGTGATGATAGAAAACTTCCTTATGGTACATCGATGCTTGATAAAATCAGACGTATTTGGAAACAGTTACTTTTAGCTGAAGACGCTATGTTAATTTATAGAACATCAAGAGCACCTGAAAGAAGAGTTTTCAAAGTATTCGTTGGTAATATGGATGATAAGGATATTGAACCTTATGTACAAAGAATAGCAAACAAATTTAAGAGAGACCAAGTTGTGGATCAGAAAAATGGCCAAGTTGATATGAGATATAATCAAATGGCTGTTGACCAAGACTATTTTATTCCAGTTCGTGATCCTTCACAACCTAGTCCAATTGAAACATTACCTGGTGCCCAGAACCTCGGCGAAATCGCTGACATAGAGTATATCCAGAAAAAAATGCTAGCTGCACTTCGTATTCCAAAAGCCTTTTTGGGATTTGAAGACGTTATTGGTAATGGTAAAGGGCTAGCATTATTGGATATACGATTTGCAAGAACAATCAACAGAATACAGCAATCTGTAATTCAGGAATTAAATAAGATTGCGTTAATACATCTTTTCCTCTTAGGATTAGAAGATGAGTTGAATAACTTCACATTGATGTTAACCAACCCATCGGGTCAATCAGATTTATTGAAAATTGAATCTTGGAAAGAGAAAATTACGATGTATAAGGACGCAACATCAGACCAGTCTCAGGTGGGTATTCTTCCTGTATCTCATACTTGGGCTAAAAAGAATATCTTAGGTATGAGTGATAATGAAATCATTCTCGACCTTCAGCAGCAAAGGCTTGAACGTGCTATTGGCTTCGAATTAACCAATACTCAAAATATCATAAGGCGTTCGGGCGTTTTTGATGATGTCGACAAAAAATACGGAATACCAGAAGAAGAAAGAGAAAAGTACGAAGCATTACTCGGTAAAGGTCAGCCTCAAGAGCCAGGTGGCGGTATGGGTGGAATGTCTAGCGGTGGCGGTGAAAGTCCATTAGGTTCACCAGCTGAAGCCGCTGCAGGTCCAACAACAGGTGGTGGAGCGGCACCAACAGGAGCAGAAGCGGCCGCACCATTAAGTGAAGAAAAAAGTGATTCAAGAAAAACTAAAATTTTATCTATGCTAAATGAGGATACCAGTTTATCCGATTTATTTAATATGGAAAAGGCACAGAAGAATATTTATGAAATAGAAAAAGTAATAAAAGACATTTTACACGAATAAAGATGAATAAATTTGGAACGTTAAAAAGTAAGATTTTACAAAAATTGACCGAAGCTTATGCTAGTGGCAATAAGAGTGAAATGAAAGAAATCTTGTCGGCAGTATCGTCGAACAAAGATTTCAGGGACATGTATTTGTTCTATGAAGATATGGAAAGCAAACATATTGAGAAACTTGACGAAGCAAAAGCATACATAGAAGAAGTTGCTCCGATGTTAAAGGAAAAATCAAGGAAAATAACAAAGTTTTGTAAAGAACTCGATAAAAAATTAGGAGACGTTACTATTGTTGAAAACAAACTTTATTCAAATCTTGATGTTCTTTTAGAAAATAACACATTGAAAAACGTCGATAAAAAGATAGAGAGTAAAATGAATATTGTAACTCATCTGATGGCAAAAAAAGAAGAAGAAATCCCTATTATATCAGAAGGAAATTACACGAAAAATGAAACGTTACTACACGCAATTTTAACAAACAATTTCAATGTACTTTATGGTAATACATTAAATGAGGAACAGAAAGAAGAACTTAAAAAGATACTTTCAGTAACAAATAGTGAATTAGAAGGTAATTTTAAAACATTACAAGAAGAAGTTACAAAGAAAATGACAGAGATTTATGAAACCGAAAAAAGCGATGAACTAAAAACAAAAATAAGTACAGCGCTGACTGAAGCGAAAGACATGAAAATCTCAAAGTATAATTACTATAAACTACAACAACTAAGAAACGGACTTTAAGTCCGTTTTTTTTTGCCTTTCCGATTTGGAATATCAAATTATTTTTCTTATATTTTAGTAGTATTCACCATAAAATTGAAAAATATGAGAAAATTTAATGAAAACGGGCAAATTTATTACCTTGGGATATTATGGTAATGTAAAAGTAGGATATGGAACAGTTGACCACAAAAACTTAAAAACAATTTATATTAAATTAAATTCATGGATCGAACCAGAAAAAGAGGATAAAGAGTTTGATGAATTGTTATCTAAAACAAAAAGAAAAATAAAACTCCGAATATTCGATCTAAAAACTGATTATTTTAAAAAAGAATCTATTGTCGATCTCGATATCAAAACTAAAGGTATCAAAACAGGAAAAAAATCTTTTCTAAATCTTGAGACGACATTATTTACCCAAAAACCTTTCGACATTCGGTCTAAAGAAATAAGATCTGTAGTTAAAGAACTAACAGAAAATATTATTGATTGCGACTTAGATAATAAAATCTTATTTAATTTTCACAAAAACAAAAAATAGTTCGAATATCGATGTATTTATAGTAAAAACTATAGATGAAGGTATTAGGTCCGAATGAAACAGGAAGAGGTATATTAATTGAATATGACGCTGGTCATATTTCACCTGACGAGAATAAACAAGTTATTGCAGAGATGAAGAATACGGACTTTCAACAAGACCTTATTCTTTATGCTGTATTACAAAAATATGACGTTCCAAATAAGAACGGTAGAATATATCCTCAATCCGTTTTAAGAAGAGAGAACGACAAATACCAAACAATCATTAAAAATGGTGGAGCATTAAATGAGCTCAACCATCCCACATCATCACTCATTGACTTAGATAGAGTTTCCCATTCAATTCTTGAAACATGGTGGGAAGGAAATGTTTTAGTTGGAAAAATTAAAATATTTACATCACCTGGATGGAGAAAAGCAGGTATTATCAGTTGTAAAGGAGACCAAGCGGCAAATTTATTAATGAATGGTGCTACTCTTGGGATTTCTTCTCGTGGCGTAGGATCATTAAAAAATGTAAAAGGTCAGAATATAGTACAAGACGATTTTGAACTTGTATGTTTTGACTTAGTTTCCTCACCATCAACACCTGGTGCATACGTATTTAGTGATTTAAATGATAGACTTAAATACGAAGAAGTTGAGCAGGAAAAAGAACCAGAAGAAAACAAAATCAAATCCTTGATGAGTAGATTGGACAATTTTTTAGCAAAATAATGATTTTTTTGAATTATAAAGTGCATAAAGATAAACTTTTAATAATTTCATAATATTTATAAAAACAAGAAATAAAAAAATGGCTCAAAAATCTATTTTAGAACAAGCATTACTTCAAGTAGAAACACTTGAGGAGGCAGTTAAGGCAAACGCAAAGGGTATACTTGCTTCTACAATGAAACAAGAACTAAATGATTTGCTGAAGGAACAAGAGGATGAAAAAGATCCTGAAGAAGAAGAAAAAGATGTAACGGGTGCTCCCGACGATGAAGAAACTTCGATAAGTCCAGAGGGCGAAACTGACGATGAACTTCCTGCAGAGGATGAAGATTTGCCAGCAGTAGATGATGAAACATCTGAGGAAGAACCAGAAGGTATTCCAGAAGATGAAGATTCAGAAGACGTTCTTGACATGACTGGTGCTTCAGAAGAAGAAGTTTTGAAAGTTTTCAAAGCTATGAAACCTGAAGATGGTATTGTTGTTAAGAAGGAAGGTGATAGACTCGAAATCAACGACGGAGATAATGAATACATTATCAAACTTGACGATGAAGAAGAAGAAACACCAGAAACTCCTGAAGAAACTCCAGACGAAATTCCTGATGAACTTTCAGAACAACAGGTAACCGAGCCTAGTGGAGATGAAGAAATCGTTTACGAAATCGAACTCGACGACGAAGATGAAAAAGTTGAAGCTAAAGAAGAAGTCAGTCTTAGTGATGGTAAACCTTTCGATAAAAAAGTTTCTGGTAAAAAATCAGAAGCTAAAGAAAGTGTCACAGTTAAAGATACCGTTACTGTTAAAGACGGACAGCCTTTCACAAAATCTTCTCCACAAGATGGCGTTAAAAAGCTCGAAGCTAAAGAACAGGCAGAAAACAAAAGACCTGGTACTCCACTTCCTGGCACAGCTAATCCTGACACAAAAGAACCTGGCAGAGGTCAAGTGAAAACATCTGACGGCCGCCCTGGCACTGGTGTTAAGGATGTAGATACACCTAAGAAATATGACAACCTTGGTGGTGGTAAGTCACAAACAAATGACCCAACTCGTCCAGGCGTTGCACTTAAAGGTGCTAGTAAGCCAGTTACAAAAGAGCCTAAAGAGCAAGTCGAACCTGGAAAAGAATGTGATGAATGTGGTGACATGAAAGAAACAGAAGCTACTGAAGCTGCAAGAACAAAATGGAATCCTCACGGTGATAAAAGCGGTGGAGATGGCCATGCTGGCATTAAGAACAAAAAACTATTCAAGGCTGGTTCAGAACCAATCAATGAACAAGTTGAAACTCTTAAAGCACAAAATGCAGAATACAAAAAAGCTTTGATACTTTTCAAAGACAAACTTAATGAAGTGGCTGTGTTCAACGCAAATTTAGCTTACGCTACTCGTCTATTTACCGAACATTCAACAACAAAACAGGAGAAATTGGATATCTTAAAGAGATTTGATACCATTTCTACCATAACAGAATCAAAAAGTCTCTACAATACGATCAAGGGCGAATTGGAAAATAAAAAACCAATTTCCGAATCTGCCGTTGAGAAGATTGCGTCAACCCCAGCATCCTCATCAACTGAGATGTTATCAGAGTCTAAGGCTTATGAAAATCCTCAGTTCAAAAGAATGAAAGAGTTGATGTCAAAAATAAAATAATAATAAAAAAAAATTAAAACCTATAAATTAAAATGGGAGCATTATTAGAATCAGGTATGGTTGGTAACATAGGTCTAAAGCACCTTAGAGTTATCAAAGAAGATACCATCAAGAAATGGGACGACCTAGGTTTCCTTGAAGGATTGGAAGGTCACCAAAAAGATAACATCGCGCAGTTGTATGAGAACGAAGCTAGCTACCTTATAAACGAGGCTGCAGTTTCCGATTCATCAGGTTCTTTTGAAACTGTTGTATTCCCTATCATCCGCCGTGTTTTCTCTAAACTTTTAGCCAACGACATCGTAAGTGTTCAGGCTATGAACTTACCTATTGGTAAACTTTTCTTCTTCGTTCCTAAAATTCAGGAAAGAAGGACTACTGGCACAGCAGATACAGCAGGTTATACAGGCGATCATTACAAGCCTTACAAAGAGCCTGGTTATACTGGCGCACAGGACGAAGGTTATGAAACTGGTCCTGGAACACCAGCTGTAAACCTTTATGACCGTTTCTACGAAAATGATAACGGTAATGGTAATTCACCTGAGACTGGTCTTTTCGACTACTCAAAGGGTAGATTTGTTACTTCAGGTATAACTGGTTTCGCAACTTTAAAATTTGCGAATGGACAACCAATCGTTGATGACTACGCTGGCGACACCGATGTTCATCAGGTTATTGTTGCATTTAGTGGATTTACAAAAGACGGACAGGGTAAACTTATCGGAGCTTATGGTAACCCAATGGATAGCGAAGACTTCTTAGCATCAGCTATAGTTGTTGTTAGCGGAGAATCAAAGAACTTCAACATTGTTACTCAGAAATACGGAAAAGGTATTGTTGAGTACGGTAAGAAGTCAACAAGGTCAACTTACCCAATTGGTAAGTATCCTGACATCTGTGACGAAGAAGGTACTATCTACGTAAGCGTGGATATGGACTCATACACACCAACAGGTGGTTTCACAGGTGCAACTGGTCCTTTCACAGCAGCTGATTTCACACTTATCTACAGAACTTATGACACACTTGAGTTCGAAGATGAAATCGGTGAAGTATCATTCGACCTTCAGTCAGTAACCGTATCAGTTACCGAAAGAAAACTAAGAGCTAGCTGGTCACCTGAACTTGCACAGGACGTTAGCGCATTCCACAACATCGATGCTGAAGCTGAGTTAACAGCTCTTCTTTCAGAACAAATCGCTGCTGAGGTTGACCGCGAAATCCTTCGTGACCTTAGAAAAGGTGCCGCTTGGAAAGCTCGTTGGGACTGGAACGAATGGAGATATGGTAATGGAGGCACTGCTTTCCTTGGCTATACACAGAAGGACTGGAACCAGACATTGGTTACAAAAATTAACCAGTTGTCAGCACAGATACATAAAACTACCTTGAGGGGTGGTGCAAACTGGATCGTTGTTTCATCTGAAGTATCAGCTGTATTCGATGACCTTGAATATTTCCACGTAAGTAACGCTGCTGCAGAGCAGGATCAGTACAACATGGGTATCGAGAGAATCGGAACATTAGCTGGTCGTTATCAGGTATACCGTGACCCATACTTCCCACCTAACAAGATCCTCATCGGTCACAAAGGTAAATCATTATTGGATGCTGGTTATGTATATGCACCGTATGTACCTCTACAGCTTACTCCAACTATGTACAACCCATTCAACTTCACACCAATAAAAGGTATCATGACAAGATACGCTAAGAAAATGGTTAACAACCGTTACTTTGGTGTGATAGATGTTAAGGGTATTGTTACATTCGACCTTGACACATTGAGATAATAGTATCTTTAGTGATATCGAAAAAGGGACAAGAAATTGTCCCTTTTTTATTTTCATATGTCCTAAAAATTTTGTATATTTAGTGAAATGAAAGAGATCGATTATTCCAAATTAAGATTGGATGTCCTTCAAAAACTTGTTAATCAAAGAGAAATTGAATGTAGAGAAACAAAAAATGAGATAATAAAACATCTTTTACTTGATGACCAAGGGAAGTACATAAGAGAAACTACGATTGAGAAGTATGAAAAAAATAAATTTTTAATTGGTATCGACCTCGGAAATCATCAACAATTAATTGAAATGGGAAAATTAGTTCAATCTGGTGCGGCAAAAGACACAAATTCTTATTATAATTGCAGAAAATATTTTATAACAGACATAAATCCATTTGAATGAAAACTTTTATTTATCTTGATATTGATGGTGTTTTATGTTTAGGAAGTGAAATACATCCTAAACTTACTGAATGGGGGTATGTTCATAGATTTAATCATAGAGCCGTTCAAATGTTCAATGAAATACTTGAAAAAACTAACGCAGATATTATAATATCGAGTGATTGGAAAGACCATTATACATTAGAAGATTTCAAAGGTATATTTGAATGGCAAAAAGTAATTAAATATCCAATTGACACAACGTCAAGTTTACCTAATAAGACCTTACAATTACTTGAGGAATTTAGGGCAAAAGAAATTCTTGAACATGTTGATAAGTATAAACCTCGTCATTGGGTTGCAATTGATGATTTAGACCTTAGATATTGGATACCTGATAAACATTTTGTTTTAACGCCAAGATGGATGGAAGGAATAAAACAAACAGGAAAAAAACAGGAAATAATTAATAAACTTACACTATAATGGATTGGATTAAATATTTTTTAGGGATTGCGGAACAAGTTAAACTGAAATCAAAGGATCAATCTACACAGATTGGAGCAGTTATCGTTGGTAAAGATAATGAAATACGTTCAACAGGTTATAATTCCTTTCCAAGAGGATTGGATGATTATAAACCTGAACGTCAGGAAAGACCTGAAAAGTATTATTGGTTTGAACACGCTGAACGTAATGCCATTTATAATGCTGCAAGAATGGGTACTCCACTTGACGGAACTACAATTTATTTAACATCTGGTTTACCTTGCGCCGATTGTGCAAGAGCAATAATAAATTCGGGAATTAAAACGGTTTATTGTAAATCAGTATGTACTACTAAGAATAAAGATAAATGGGTCGAATCTCAATCTAAAGCATTAGAGATGTTAAAAGAATGTGGCGTAGAAGTTATTTTCTATGATTAATAGTATTTATGGCTATATCACTCAATTATGCCGTATCATAACCCAACAACCAAAACAATCTTCACAATATTAGATGAAGAAATTAACGCAAAAGAAGCATATACTGATAAAGGGGCATTAAGAACAATCATTAAAGGAAAAAGAGACGTTGGTGTAATTGATTTGACTAAAAGTTTTATTCCAAAATTAGAGAAACACAATTTAAGTGTTATTCCTCTTCGAATGACATCACGAAACAGTATTTTATCTATTGTTTATCGTGATAAAGAAAAAGCTCTTAAATTATATGATATTGCCAAATCTAAAGGTGGATATTTGAGTGACACAACACCTGATGAAGCACGTGAAATTGGACGTTTACTCGGATATACTGAGAAAAGTATAGAAGAATATGTTGATAGAAGATATGGGGCGAAAATTCCAATTTTACCTGAAAAATCTCCAGATGATTATGATGATTTTTCGGAAGATGTTAAAACTGAGGCAATAAAAAGAAAATTAAACGAAAATATTCAGTTTAAAAAGACAATAGAAGTCATGAACAAGATAATGGCCATGTACTTTCTATTTTCTATATAAAATTTTGGAGTTTTAAATATCCAAAGAAACACGCAGCAAACGCTATTATTCCTACGATCCATTTAATCCATTTCTTTTTTGTTATGAATTCGGTAAAAGCACTTGCTAGCGACGCGAGTAGGATACACATAAACCCAATTAATATCCATTGAAAAAATTCCATAGTTTGTTAATAATTTCAGCTGTAAAGATAAACAAAATTAATGTAATTACAAAATTTTAAACAAAAACATTACCCATTTTGCGTAATGTTGTTATAGTTTCATCAATCGTCTTACATCTTTTAATAAATATGACTTCTTCAGTAATAGATAAATCAAACCATTCACCTATTGTTTTATTATGTGAATATTGTGTGTGTAATGCGGTTTCAATTTTTCTTGCATTTTCAGAAGGATATGAATCAATAAGTGTTAATCTATCTGAATTCCCTGTTTGAAGTTGAAGTAATCTCTTTTTTGGATTTTTAGCTATCCCAATCTTATATCTACCATCATTACCTCTTATTAGATAAACAGATTTCATACGTTTGGTAAATTAAAAATATCAAATGTATTTTGGATGTCGTATTTGAAAAATGGACTGTACATTACGATTTTATCTTTATTGCCAGATATCCAGTATTCGGATTCCCAAACGTATCTGTTTTCGTTAGGAACGGGCATCGGACAATAATTTTTAATGAATGAAGATCTTACCCATAGGTAATTAAAGTATATAAATCCCTTTGTGTGTGGACAAATTCCAGCTAAATCAAGTTCAGGATTTTTTTCAAATTCTGAGATATAATCCCTGTAATTAAGAATAGTATATCTAAATAACTGCCACCTATGTTGATGAGAATTTGAGAATATACCTTTAGAATGAAAATACAGGATTATTGAATTATCATCTTCCTGTGAAATTTCGTACATTTTTTTAAACCCGAAATATTCAAAATAATTCTGATTATTTATACTGTATTTAACTTTTGGAAATTTCTTTTCTAGTAACCTTTTTAGATTATCTATTTCTATTTGCTCAATGTGCGGTTCTGCAATGATTTCTACATCAATACTACTTGCCAATTCATAGAGCGCTAATTTTCTTATTGACCCCAATTGTTCATTGGCAAATGGAACTGATCGTCCATGAACCATATAAAGAAAATATACTATTCTAACATTCATAAGTAAAAAAAATGATGTAAATAATATACATCATTTTTCTCATTATGTAAAGATTTTCTACTTTTCAGATATTATTTCGAACTTTATTTCGTCCCTATAAAATATAAACCAATTTTTTGATTATGTAAATATTAATTTACGTAAGTTGTTAATTCGTAATTTTTTTTAACATCATTTCCTCTATTATACACTATAATCTGTAATGCCTTTCGTTGTAGTTTATTGTTTTTAAATAAACCAATAGACATTCTGGTGTAGTGGCCTTCTTCTGGTTTTCCATATCCAGTGGTTACTTCATGAAACCAATCATCTTCATCTATTGTGTAACCATCATCTTCTGCTTTTTTTCTTGCGGACTGAACGGCCTCACTAAATGTATCAAAATAAATGTCAAATTTATCTGAACGACGCTCATTAATCCCCATCATTTTTTTGATTTGGCCAATTTCATTTAATAACTTGTCTTTCATTTTTCAGATATTATTTCAAACTTTATTTCGTCTCTATAGAAAACATCTTCATTACCGACTTTAGCCCTGACTTCAATCCAGTATTCACGAGGTATCATATATGATGTATCTAACATAAAGGAATTTTCATTTGTTCTATCTAACCTGGTCCATTCCCATACATTAACCTGTGTTTTTCCTTCTTTAACATAAACACGATAATACACTTCATCTAAAAGTATAGTTTTACTATCATTTATTGACCTAAATCCAATAACAATTTTTCTTGTATTACCTCTTTTGATTTTTTCATTTAATGATACACCATAAAATTGTACTGCATATTTGTTAACTTCAGTTAGATTGGCACCAATATCAAAAAAATCGACAAATGGTTTTGGAACAAATTTTTGTGTTACACATTCAATTAAGACACCATTAATTATAAGATTACACCATTTATCGTAATAGAACCTTTTTCCGTCACATAGATGACCTGTTAGACCAAAGGTGACCTTGTATACCCCTTCCCTTATATGAGTGGCTGTAAGACCCGTTAAAATGGGCTGGTTGAGATAATTTAATATGTCAACAACAGGTAATTCATCCAGATTGTGTGGATTCCCCATATAATTTACGTAGAGATAAAGATTTCTTTCTGCGTCTATATAAAAATTCTCTCGGTTATCATCAATTCTATCATCAAAAACACTTTCCACAAATGGCTCCCAAAATGTTTGAGTATATTTCGTAAAAAACGCTACGGAAAGATCGAAATCAACTTCGACATTTTGATAAACTGGTGCAAACGCTAATCCAAATCCATAATTACCAGTTGTGCCTGTTATCATTTCGTTTATTTCATCGGTTATGTCAACTTTAATGTTTTCATTACCGTTATCAAAATGGATTGTAGTAATTGTTATAGCACTAGCCGAAAAATAATCGGTGTATATCCCTTCTTCTGTCCAACCACTTATTGTTGTTCTATAAAACCAGTTTGATGGTCTTGCATCAAAAGTATAATTACCCGTTGTATAGTCATAAACTTTTTCGTAGTCATAACCAACACCCTCATCCCAAAATTCGGGCACTCGGAATAATATCAAATCAAAAGAAACTGCTCTTTGTCGTCCTGTTCCTCTTTCTTGTCCTGAAAGATCTTCATCACCGAAAATAGTATTAGTAAGATGTAAGTAATGTTTTGTGTCCTCATTAAGAATAAGTTCTTTATTAAGAATCTTATCTCTTAATCCAGATAAATCAACGTCAAAAATGAATTTTGAGAAACTAGACCCATAGAATATTTCGGTATTAGGGTTTTTGGCCGTGTTTATAGTCAAATCCTTAATAATTGTATTGTTCTTACTGAAATATGAGCGGTAGTATGACATAAGTTTTTATTATAAATATCCAATTAGTTAATTCGAACCGAATCATTTAAAAGGTCATTTCTCATGGTTTCTATTAAATCATTTAGTTTAATCCAATTCTCATCCGTTTGTACTAATGGTTCATTTATGTTATGTATATGACTATCAAGTAGATTTTTAATTGCGATAAGAATATTGTAAAGATTTTCTCCTCTAACCATAGCGTAGGTGTTGGGTTCAATTTTTGCCACATAATCTTCTTGAGTTAGTTCATATTCATCTAATTCATTAAAATTTATCGATTTAACATTTACACCTACATTAGGACTTGTACTTGTTATATAAATTTTATCGGCACTTAAATTAGAAAATGATTGTTCACCTGCACCTTTTATTTCTTTCGCAATAATTCTAGTTCTTTTGTTTGGAATAATTGGTGGATTTGCGCTTTGTCTTGAATAAACTAAACCCGTCCCACCTGATTTACTTCTTACTTGTACCTTATTTAAAAATGTTACTTTATTTAATTTTTCTGTATCATCATTACCTTTTACGAGCCTGAATGATGATGTGGGTCTGAAATAAAATGGGTGTACATCTTCATTTGGATATGTTAAGTCTAACACTCTTAAATCTTCGATATCAATTAAATGTAATAATTCTCTTGTTTCAATATATGCCGATCTTAATGTACCATCTAATGTTTTTGTATATGTCGCACCAGTTAAAGTATTATTAGTATTAATTAATTTTACGATAGATGTGTCACTTGTTGAGAAAACAGAATTTTCGTTAAATGTATCTGTATTAAATTGAACACCATATCCACCAACTATTTTATAAATAAATAGTTTTAATTCAGTTGGTGATGTTAAATTATTAATTTCATATTCAATTATATATTTGAGCTTACTAACAGAAACTTTTGATGCGTCGATAGTTTCTTGAACTGGTTTTAATGTTGTGGGAAATTTTTTCAATGTGAGTTTTCCCATTTTCTTAGCTAGCTGTGGATAATCAAGGATATTTTGTTTATTACTTTGTTTACTAATCAACATCCCACCACGAAGTTGTACACCGTTTTCTGTAAAAATAATATCCGAACCGTAATTACCTTTAAATCCAGTATCTCTGTCATTAATAACTGCACCTGGCGTTACAGGACTATTGTACTTACCATTTTTGTTTCGAATATCTTTAATTCCTTTTATTATTACTCCACCATATGTTGTATCTTTATGTTGTGCAGTAAATGTTTGATTTTGTAAATCATGGGGAGATGAATAAGGACCACCGATATATTCTACGTTTTGTGTATCTTTATCAGTATCGTATTTTATTAATTTTATTGATTGTTGAATTTGTGGAATGACATTAATATGAAGAGGTAGAAAAGGTAAGGCAATAAGAGGATCATTTTCGTCCCATTCTTCGTATGATATACTTCTTTCTATTTCACTAATAAACATACCATATGGACGATATCTGATTCTTCCAATACCTTTTGGGTCAACATTGTTAACACAAATTGCAATGTCAATTATCTTCATTTAATTCTGTCTCCTATTTCAGCGTTTATGATATTGTATGACTCTTCGATAGCTTCTAAATGTCTTGTTAAAGAAATTATTAAATCTTTTGTTTTTTGATATTCATCAGATAATAAATCTCTACTTTCAAACAAATCTTTATTTGATTTTTCTTTTACATTTTTTACAATATCTAATAATTTATCTTTTTCCATATTAAAATAATTTTCCTGCGCCAGATACTAATCCTGTTATATACGCATTTGTGCCATTTGCTGGTATTGTAGTTGTTTTTAATCCAATTTTTACATATGAATTTGCGTCCATTTCTTCACTATGACCTTCTATTATTGATCTTATAAGTGATGGAAGTTTATTTTCTGATCCATAAATTGGGCCAGTATTTATTCCTGCGGCTTCCATTTTCTCAATAATGTTCATATACGCTCTATCAGAACTATAACCAGGTAAACTGTCAGAAAGCGATAGTAATAAACCAGGTATTGGTATGTTAATTTTTTTATTTATTGCTGATGTTAATGAATTTAAAATTGCATTGAAAATATCCGTACAACTACCTATATTAATATCACGAACTTTCGATAATACGTTTATTAATATCTGAATTATAGTTTTTAATTTCTTTAATTTATTTGCTAGTATTTTTTGTGCTGTAGTTCTAACAAAATCTAAAAGATCTTTTTTAATAAATGACCAAAATTCTCTTAAAAATTTCCAAAATAGTTCCTTAATGATATTAAAAAATAAATTATTTAATATTTTCATTAAATCTTTTGAATCATCAGGTATAGTACTTTTTATAAGTTTATATGACATGGCAATTGGAAAAAAAATCTTTGGAGATAAAATGTTTGCGATAATTGCTTTTGGTATTTGTAAAATATATTTTCCTGTTAATGATAATTGAAAAGCATCAAGTGTAACAATACTATCAGACTGTTCATAAGCATCCATAGCAGCTTTATTTAATGTGTTGAATATATTCTCATCTAATGTTTTCATATCAGAAAGATATGCGAAATCTTCTATATGATTTGAATTGTAAGGAACTTCAAAATTATTACAATCTCTAAATTTAAGAACACGTCTATCGTTCGCGTCCTCATCATCCAAATCTATTCCTTCAACATCATCAAAATCAAAATAGTTTTCGATATCATACTCGTCTTCGGTTAGTTGTTCGGGTGTGTTATTTAATAATGGATCCGAGCCAGACGGTTTACCACATATTGATAATAATTTGGTTGATAATCTGTTTAAGTATTTCATTCCAGTATTGAATGATACCGATTCTGTTCCGTCTCCGCCTAAAGTAAGTTGCATCGCTGTTTTAAAAACACTATCAATATCAGGATATTCAATTGTGTTGTAATAATCATTTAGAAAATTTCCAATTTTGTTGGCTGGTGTTAATCCTAAAATTTCATATTCTTGTGTTGAGGCGTTCCATTGTATTGTAAATAATGAATTTCCTTCTTTAGTTATAAACTGATACGGATAAGGCGTCGTTGCGAAATCAAAAGTATTGTATAGAATTTTATTGAATTTAATGTCACCGTCAACAATAACATTATCGCTTTCATACATAAGTTTTCCAGTTGTCGATTCTGGATCAATTTTTAACATGTTTAGAAAGTCAAATGATTTTGGTGAAAGAGTAATTGAAGTTGTTCCTATTGTTTTTGTTGGGTCACAAATTCCTTCTCCACTAAAAAATGATTTTTTTGTTTCATCAACAATTATTTGTTTACTTGCTTGTAAAGTTCTTCTTGCGGATTCTTTAGAATATTTAAGTATTTTAGATTTTACTAACGGTTTTGTATTGGGATTTACGGTGTCTTCTTTTGTTGAACCTAAGAAACTTTCACCAATATCGATAATTTCCGCAAAAATATCTTTTTTATTTTGTGTTGCTCCTTTTATCTTAGATGTGAAATCTGTGATGTTCTTTTTTACAATACCACTTGTAGATTCTAACTGATCCTTATACGCATCATAAGTGTTATCAATCCACGATTTTTTTTCGTCGCTGATTTTTTTGATTGCCGAAATCTTTGACTTTATCTTGTTTCTTGTGGTATCTGTTTTGGCCATTATGTAACATATTTGTCTTTATCGTTATCCTCTGGTGTTTCTTTATCTTCTTTTTCGTCTAGCATTTTACTGAGAAGTTCTCGATCTTCTTCAGTTAATTGTAGTTTTCCAAATTCTGGCTTATCACTTTTACCACTACCGCCTGTTTGTTTCAACAAAGCACTTTGTAATTTGACTAAAGAAATCTTTTTCTCAGTACATTCATTTAAGATTTTTTGTTGTTCTTTGATAACGGGGCCAATTATACTCATATCGTCAGCCCCTTGCATAAACGCAAGCATTTTCTTTGTGATTAAATTAGCAGTCGTTTTTTGTTCGACGATATCATTATAGATTTCCTGCATCAACGCTAAGGCGGAATCAATATCAAGGGATATTATTTTCCTTCTATCTCTCATGTTTTTATTATATTATTACTATAAATAGTTTTTTGTTTAATTTATAAACCCTGAAAGGACACTATCGTACAATTTTTTGTACTTTTTCATTGAAACTCGTATTTCTTTGGTTGTTAAAGCTGTCATTTCTCTTACAGATAATAGTATCAAGTTCTTATTGAACTTATTTCCTTCTCCAATTTGAAAAATACTATCAAAATTACTAAAGATTTCGATCAAGGCGTACCCCAATTTTATTTCGTTTTCGTTAAGTTTTTCTTCTGACATAAACTCTTCAAGTTTAGTTGACATTTTGGTTATAACGTCTTTATAATCTATTGGAGTGGCATCAATAACATATGACATATCAGGATCTTCTTCAATAGAAGAAGATATATCTTCATAAGAAACAGTTCGATTAAAATCTTTGGTGTCTTTTTGTATTGACCCCATTAGATAATTTTTACAAATCGTCCCGAAATATGAATATGCCCTATGATTAGTTGTTGCATCAAATTTATGAACCTTTGTTGCAAGAAAAGACATTGTGTCTGTATGTAAATCGTGAAATGTAAAATCTTTTCGGTATAATTTGTATCTTCTTATGATACTTTCTACCATTATTTCGAGAGGTTCTTTTAAATATTCATTGAATATCTTGTTCTTTTCTTCCTCGGATTCAGCATCTTGAAATCTTATTACCGCTTTTTCTTGTTCCTCCCCAAAATAGATTTTTTGGGTACGTCTTCGTGGCATTTAGTTTTCCGTGTACTTTATATCTCTTTTATTTTTAAAAAAATACTCTTTCTTTGCGGTTTCTAACCAAAATTCTGCCTCGTTTTTTCCTAATTTTTCTTTCTCGTCATGTTTATACATCCAGAACAATGAATTTTCTCTCATATTAACATGTTGATACCCGATCTTAGGTACAGTCATGATGATAACACCATTATAAGTTAGTCTTAAAAGAAATTCATACGAAAAAGTCAATTTAATGTTGTCTTTAAAACCGCCATTATCCTTTATTACTTGTGTTCTGTATAAACCACCACTTGTTTGATAGTTCTGATATTCTAACAGAAGTGCATTATCTAAATATCCTTGTTTATTTGTAAAACCATAAGCCCATACAGATTCATTAGTAAAATTTAGAAATTCATCATTAACATTAATGTCTTTGACAATTGGGAGAAACACATCAACATCTTTAAATGCTTCCATGTATTCGTTCATTGATGATAACCAAATTTTCTTATATTCGTCATCGATTTCTAATATCGAAAACCATTCGGTATCACAATTTTCAATTCCCATATTGATTTGGTTCGCAAAATCTGTCTTAGTAGTGGAATTATATAATGGTTTCACTTCTAGTTTCTGCCCAAAATCCATGCCATCCAATCTTGGTTTTAAACCTATTGGTGATACTATCGTTACTTTCACATCATTATGAAAATTTTCAACAGATGAGAGAGCATTTTTTAACATTACTATGTCTTCTTCATCCAATTTATAGATTGGAAGTATAATTGTTATCTTTTTCATTATTCTACTTGTGTTTTAATCTTCTCTAAGTTATTCTTTATTAAATCAATTCGTTGCGAAATGAGTGTGTGAAATATTGAAAGCGTTGTTTCTGTATGTATTTCTTTAGTATATGGTAAAACAGATGTTTTCATTTTTTCTTTTACTTCGGGTTTAAGTTCGACACCTTCTAGCCAAGCTAAAATATATGTTCCAAGAACTTCAACAATTTTATTTCCATCATATGTCCAGAAGCCATTTTCACTTAGCCATTCTGGTTCAGTACTAGGAATTTTCCCAACCACGGGAACTTCACATTTCATAGATTCTAACGGAAAAGTTCCAAATGTCGATTCATCATCAACCCAAACAGAAACCACACATTCTTTCAATGCATCACCAAATTCGTCATAACTCATTTGAACCATATCCCTAAATGTTATCCATCTAAGTTGTGGGAATTTTAAATAGAATTCAGAAATAATTTTTCTGTGTTGTAATCTATCTCGGCAACTAATAGCGATATATGGTTTAGCTGGAGATTTAATTGGTGAAAAATTGTCACCGATAAATGGAGGTATAATATAAACTAAAGATTCAGGGAAATATTCTAAAATGTATTTCTTAGCCGCTTTTGTTGTTGTGATACATCTATCAAATCCAAATGTGCTCCATCTACTACCAATAGGTAAAGTTTCGAACATATATTCTTTTTGTTGTACAAGTAAAATTTTACCACATTTAATATTAGAAAGTTGTGGTAATATGTTCGAGTACACTTCAGGGACAACAATTATGTCATCAACTCTTACTTCTACTTTATCTTCTTTTATTGTTACTATCGGAATACTATCGTATTCATCACCTAACCAAGACTTAACACCGCTATAGGCTTTCTCCTCAACAAGAATTTTTGAATTATATCCATATTCTTTTAAGGCTAAAGCCATATCGTAAATGTTTTTTATTGCCGCCCTAGCGTTTCCTTTTGTATCATATGCTAAAAAATAAATAGCACTTTCATTTTTCTCTAATCTACTCAATGCAGATTCGAAAATTTCGATTGTTGTTTGTTTATTCGCTGTCATCTTCAATTAATATTTCATATTTTAATAGTGTATTAAACGCGACTTTAAATGACGGTGTAGTATTTTTTTCAATACCAAACGTACCTAGTTCTTCATCAGGCTGTTCATATTCGTTTAACATTCTTTCGATGCAAGCCTTAAATATTTCAAACTTAAACACGTTTAGTTCTAATACTGCTTCAACACCTTCATCTTCTTTATTATCTTCAGTTTTTTTCTTCGGCTTTAATTTTGGCGCCTCGTCAAAATTCTTCGTTCCATAATCTGGACGGCATTTCTTTATTACTTCATCAACATCGATGTAGTATGTTTTTCCAAATACATTAAACATAGTTTGTTAAATTTTGTAGATTGTTTATTTCAATGTCCGAACTGAAATACTGATTATAGTCAGTATTAAATTTTATAACTTTTTTTTCTTTTGGACATTTATCGATTATTGTCTTATCATCTGTGACCCATAAATCACATTTTTCCCATTCTTTATCAATATCTGTAGACCTAATAAATTTAATATTATTCCCAAAAAATTGATTTTTAGAAAGAAAAAATAATGTTGATGGTTTTGCTTTACCCAGTTCATCCAACCCAATTATTGTAAAGGTAACGTCCTTCTTTTCATAAATTATTTTATTGAGGTCAGAAATTGCGGAAGGATAACTTAATCCCGCATGTCCAAAAATTTCCAATGGAAATTCTATAAAACAAAAATGATCAGATTCCTCTTTGGATTGAAATAAGTAATGCTCTAAAATGTTATCATTTTGAATAGGATAATTTATCTTATATTCAAAATTCTCATTTTCCTCTGTTTCTTCAGGGATGGCCTCTAAATAATAACTCTTGTAATGGTAATCGAACTTCTGTATGAAATTGCGCAATACCCCATTAATACTAATATACACTTCCATGAAAGAAAATATAATAGTATTTTTATTATAAGTAAAGATTTTAATTATATTGTTTTAAAATTTCTGTGATAATAGGATTTCTTACCACGTCATTTAAACCAAATTCAAAAACACCAATATCTTTTATATTTTTCAATCTTTCTTTAGCATCGTACAATCCTGACTTACTTGCGTCTTTAAATTTGTCAGATTGTTCCAAGTCACCAGAAATAAAAAATTTGGAATTGAAACCTATTCGTGTTACTAATAACTTGATTTGTGACGGGGTTGCGTTTTGTGCTTCTTCAAAAATTAAAATCGTATTATCAACGTTCCATCCTCTCATATATGCCAACGCAGCAATCTCAACAAATCCTTCTTGTTTTAATTTTTCGCGAGGTTCTTTTCCCACTATTTTATTGAGAAGATAATATGAAGGATAAATGTACGGATCTAACTTCTCTTCCAAGTTGCCTGGAAGTGACCCTAAGTGTTCTTCTGCCTCCACAGCAGGACGAACAATAAGTATCCTTTCATATTTATTGTCTTCGTTCCATAGTAAATCTACAGCCTTTTTCATGGCTATATAAGATTTACCAACGCCAGCTGGCCCGAAACAAAATGTAATTTGATTTTTACCTAGAACATCCCAGTATTCTTCTTGTGAAGTTGTTAGGAATTTCTCTTTTGGTTTTTTGATTATCTCACGGATTCTTTCTTTGGCGGTTTTGGCTTTAGTTTTAATACTCTGCAAAATCTTTCAGTTTTAAGTGAGCGTTATTTATTCTTCAATAAATATCACATCATGTTGTTCCCGTATGCCCAAATCCACCCGAATTTCTTACAGTTTCAGATAATTTTTCTACTTTAACTAAATTCAATTTTCCTTCACCAAAAACAGGACAAACTACTGCTTGTGCTATCCTATCTCCATGTCTTATTGTGTGAGATGTCTCATCAAAATTCGCTAATATAATCATTATCTCGCCGCGATATTGTGAATCGATTGTACCAGGCGAATTAAGAACCCACATATGAGTTTTAGCTGCGATACCACTTCTTGTTCTTATTTGAATTTCGAAACCTTTCTCGACTTCAAAATATAGACCTGTTGGTATCAATGCGACAGAACCTTGATTTATTGTTACATCTTTACTTAAATTTGCTCTAAGGTCAAAACCACTATCACCTTCAAGAGCAAATTCTGGATCTGGATTTGATGAATTGTTAATGAATTTCAATGTTGTTTTTAACGATTTTTTAGTAACGTCTAATTCAACATCAGTCGATATTTCATTAACAATTTTATTTATTTCTTTGATGATTTCTTCGGCATCAGAATCACCATTATCAATTCTTTTATCCAGATCCTGTAGTTGATTTATAAAATCATTAACTTTGTTTTTTTCCATTCTTTTCCTCCATAATGGCCATTTCGAAGCCCCATTTTATTATTGATGTTAAAGAAGATGAAAAATATTTAGCCATTTTGTCTTCATCATCTTTATCAAGATTTAATATCGCTTGATATTCCTCTTCGGTTAATTTCACACCATATTTTGTTGCGTAATAAGCAGATCTTTCACCAACTCTTAATCGTACAACATCATCACAGAAATCATACATTTTTCCCTGTTTTAATTTCCATTCTTCGGTTGCAGGACAAAACATGAATACTTTACCAATTTGAGAAAGAAAAACAGCTTTAACAATAGATGGTGCTGGCTGTCTTATTGCTTCAGGTAATATTTCATTTATTTTAATGGCATATTTGCACGCCTTTATTGTATGATGTAATAAACCACCAGGATAACAACCAACCATAGTCAAAGTAGTAGAAGCGGGTGATGTATAGAAATCATCACCCAAAAATTCTTCTAATTCTTTGGTCATTATATTGTACTTTTGATTGGTTTCAATGAATTTTGCCTTATTGTGTTCTAACTGTGGTATGGTTAACATAATAATCAGATTTTAGTTTGATTTTTTGTAATATTCTGGATATGTTTTTGGACTTATTATGCACTCAACAGGAAGTTGAGCGATTGCCAAAATCTCACTAGATCTCGTATCGCCATCACGATATTTTGCAGCGATAATTGTTGTTTCTTCAACGCTTTCTGCGTCTACAACATACTTTAGTTTTTGAAGACGTGGATTTCCCTGTCTGTCTACTTGTTCGGTTTCATAACCGATAGTTACTAGATAATACATAATTTTTATTTTTATTTAATTATTGATTTTAAGAATTGAGCTCTATCTTCACAAACTTTTTTTAGTGAATATTTGTCTTTAACCGTCTCGTACAATTTATTACCTAAATCCTCTATCATGCTTGGATTTTCTATTAGTTTTCTCATATACTGAAACCATTGTTTATGATTTTTATTTGTGTCAACTAACAATGCGTTTCCTTTTGGGTTAAATCCACCGCCATATTCTATAGCCGAAATTAAATCTATTCTATATGGGTCAGTATCACTTGCAATAAGAGCTTTTTTGAAAAAACCAGCTTCAATTGCTTTTAATTGTGATTTGTTTCCGTTAAATAAACTTGGTACAAGAGGAGCTAAAGAAACATCAAAATAATTGTAATTCGTCGCATATTTGTTTATTTCTTTTGTCCATCTTCTTATATATGGTTTATTCATATCATCATATTCAACTTCTTTAAACGTCTTTAAGAAATCAACATACTCTTTATCCAAGACAGAATAATTGTTGGTGAATATTTTTTCATATTTAAACCATACTGTTTCTTCAGGTTTTATTGGCCTAGTTCTTTTTTCTTTGGTTTGTTTATTAATTTCAGTAACATTACCTCTAAGATCATATCCACATAAAACAAACTGTACCTTATCCAAATAAGAATTGTAAATGTTTGAAATCCCATTTGTTAACAATTCGATATCGAATAAATGTGATGAGCCGCCTAACCATCCAAATCTTATTTTTTCAGATGGTATTAATTTTGGTCTATATTGAGGTTCCTTTTCGTCTATAGCGTTCGGGAATACATAAACATTTTTAATCCCCAATTTTTTGGTCATCGTATTTTGATAAACAGGTGTTGTTACAGTAATATAATCACACATTTTTATAAGTTCGACTTTATTCTTTACTACACCTGTAAGTTTTGCCTGTAAATGCATTGGATGACGCATATCTGGTTCCCAATAGTCATCAAAGTCAACAATAACTATTTTACCTTTTTCTCTTAACCATTTGATACGCTCAATATTCTTTTCGGGACTTGATTTAATATGAATGAAACTGTGAAGTACAATAATGTCGTAATCATTAAAGACTTCATCTTTGTCTTCTACCTCACCTTTAATATCAATATGAAAATCATTAGGGTAATGTTCCTGAATATATATGTAAGGGTTTACAATACGGAACTTTCCAACGCCATGTGTATCAGGCGGAATAGCTAAAATTCTTATTTTTGACATAAAATATAGTTCTTATGTCAAATAATAACGAAAATTTTTTAAAAAAACAAATTATTTACTACCTTTTGTGCTTTTAACACCAGTAATTTTGCCTTGAAAAATAGAATCTCCTACTTTTAATACGAGATTTTCATTTAGAGCTCCAAGTTGTTGTGCTGCTAAAATTTGATTTATTTTCTCATCAAGGACTTTACGAACTGCGTTCTCAACTAATTTTTCCAATTTTGATTCGTTTATTTGTGCTGTATATCCAACATCTCTCGTCTGTTTAGATGGCGCTTGTTTAGTAGATGTAGGTCTAATATCGACGCCTTCTTTTTCCATTAATTGTTTGGTTCTATTAACAAATTCCATGTCCAACCCATCATTCAATGTAATTTGTGGTATTGGATGTTCAATCATAGCTTTTTTAATATTATCGGGTAATCTAGAACTGTTTACTTTTTCTGGTGTTACATTTCCAACAGGTCTTTGTGCACGTCTTTCTGAAAAATCTTCAGTAATGACATCATCTGAATCACTTACTAACATTTTTTCATTAATGTTACCTTTTTCGTAATCGCCTGTATCTACTTTCTTTAGTATTTTCCTTGCATTGACTAGATTTTGTACTAGTTCATCAGGTGTTATTTTTTTGTTTACAAGTGCCATATATGTAAGATTTTAATATAAATATATAATAAAATTATCCAATAATCAATCGTTTAAATCTTTTTTGTATCCATTGTGCTTCAGCTAATGTGTCTAAGTTATCAACGATAGTTATATTATCTTTTCTTAATAAATTATTAATATCTCTTTTTGATGTGTCAGTAAATCTTTCTCTTGTGCCTTCGCCTGGCCTTACATTTCCACTAATTGCTCTTTGATATTTCTTAAACTCAGCTTCTTTAGCATTATAAAGTTCTCTCGCTGCCTGTTCAAAATCTTTTGTGGATAAAACTTTCTGACCATTAATTGTTTGTATTTTTGGACCCAGCCCGTTATATATCCTCTGTAATGCTTGTTTACTTGAAGCATCTGTTGGTTTTGTAATCGGTCCTTCTGGCGTAGGCTCTGTCGGTTTAACTTCGGGTTTGGGAACTTCTTTCTTAGGTGGTGGGAAAGGTTTTGGTGTTGCGGTAAATCTTTCATCATCTTCAAACCAATATGGTGAAAAGATTTCAACTCTACTCAATGATTTCATTGCACTTGGCGCTTTCCCTCTTACATACCCAGGTAAGTCAGCAAGTTTGAATGGTTTAACATCAAAATTTAATTTAGCTGATACAATTCTATCAATTCTAAACATTTTCCAATCTGGTAATCCTTTTTTAGATATTCCTTTGAAAACATATGCCCATATAACTAAATTACCAGTCTTCGCATGTTTACCTAAAACGATAGGTTCAATATCAATTCTTTGTCCTTCTCTAACTTCATTTTTTGGACCACGATAATAAATTGACATAGGTATTCTTTCACCTATAGATTTTCTTATTACTTCAAGTTTACTATCTTGTTCTAGAAGTAACTGGCCTGCTATTTCTTGTAGTATTACCATTAGAATTCAAAATCTGGATATGTACGATCTTTTTTATAAAAATTTCTTCCTGTGTTATCAACTCTCGTATTAATATCAGTTAAGCCACCAACTTGACCAACATCTCCAACTTGACCTTTTCCTTTTTCGTCTCCAGTTGAAAGAGCATTTACGTGTATTGAATTATATTCGTTTTCAGGTTTATATAAATTTCTTCCTGTGTTATCGATTCTTGTATGTATATCAGTTAATCCCCCGACTTGGCCAACATCTCCAACTTGACCTTTTCCTTTTTCGTCTCCAGTTGATAATGCGTTTTCATGAGATGAACGATATTCATTGGTTGGTTTATAAATGTTTCTTCCTGTATTATCGATTCTTGTATTGATATCAGTTAAACCTCCGACTTGGCCAACATCTCCAACTTGACCTTTTCCTTCTTCGTCGCCTGTTGAAAGAGCATTGGGATGGGCTGAGTTATATTGATTATTAGGACTATATTCGTTTCTTCCTGTATTATCGATTCTTGTGTTAATATCGGTTAGTCCACCAACTTGATTATTTAACTCACCTTTTCCTTCTTCGTCACCTGTTGAAAGAGCATTAGCATGATTAGAATTATACTCATCAGTATATTTGTACTCATTGCGAGCTATATGTGTTGCTCTTTCTTGATTTGCGATTTTTTCTAATTCTGTTATTTTTGCCATATTATAACATTAAATCTTTTATTCTTTTTATTTCCTCAAGTAAAATTTCCGATTGTTCTCTATCCTCAAATAGTTTCATAGATTTAGCGGAAAACATAGATGAGTTACTAAACTTTTCTGAATTGGACGTTGGCTTCACAATATTATTAAGTGTTATTTTTGGTGAAAATGTATTTTTTGTATGTCTTTTTAAGGTTGGGTTTCGTCTTTCTCCTGATAATCCTGCTATATCATTAGCTATTCTTTCTGATTCCTCTCTATCGTGAATTAATCCTCTTTCACTTCTTAATAGATTTAACCCCCAATTTAACATTAGATCACCACCATAATAATTATATTTCTGAGGCTCAACTAGTTTATTTGTCTTTTTTAAATCATGTAAAATCCTTTTTAATTGTCCATATGTAACACTACCTTTTTCGCGAAGATTAACATTTCTTTTAAGACCTTCAACTTCTGGTTGTTGTCTTAAAAAATCCATAACATTTCTCGGAATTTCAAAAACTCTATCTTTTAGTTTACTGTTCATTATCTTCTAGGTACTCTGTAATGTCCTTAACAGTTAAATTATTATCTTTTAATGTTTGTTTCATTGACTGTAATTGTCTTTTTATAATTGGACTCAATGGTTTTTTCTCAGCATCTAAATTATATTTTTTTACCAATTCAGGGTTTTTAGACCTTTTAGCAAGATATTCCTTGATGTATTCTAATGGATTTTCTATTAACCTCATTTTTCCGTCAGGCAATTGTGGATCGTAACCCATTTGTTTTGCTCTTTCCTTAGCTTCATCTTCAGGAACATCTAACTCTTCAAAGTCTTTTACTGCATCCTCAAAATCAGTACTCGGATCTGCAATTGTTTCATCAGCGCCTAATGCGTGGCTCATATCGGCTTCCGCCCAATATTTAAGTGTTTTATTTCCACCAGTTGCACCGCCAGCAATACTAAAAAAGTCACCCATTTGTCCCATTGTTGCTTTTTGTACTTCATCTGACGTTTTTTTAGATTTAACAAAAGCATTTGAATTTCCTGGCGCACTACCTGATATGATATTACCGTCAGCATCAACTATTTCTTTTACTTCTTCTTCTGCAGCTTTTTCAGGTAACTTAGAAAAATCGGTTTTATCTGAAAATTCTTTTGACCATTTTTTCCATTTTTTTCTTTCCTTTTTCGGTAAAGATTTATCATCAGCTTTTGCATAAAAATATCTCTGTTGTCTTTTTGATGCAAACGTCTCTTCAATAACTTGTTTAACGAAATTATCCATCGTAATTGTTTTTATATAAATATCCAATCATACGAAAGATATTTAAAGATATTTATTTAAAGTATGAATACCCAAGATATTTTAAGACATGGCAGGATAAAATTCGATGCTATTTTGGATTTTTCTGAGTACTATGACTATGAACTTGAGCAAACATATCCAATTTGTCAGCTCGATACAAGAATAGATGTTTCTGAATTATACGATTATGAAGTTGTTGATAAAGTACTTGGCAAGGTAGATGCAGTCTTAGATTATTCTGAGTATTACGATTTTGCTCTTGGGGATAATACAGTTGATTATATTTATTATGAAAAATTCCCATGTATATTCCACTTCTTATTAACTGAAGATGGTTGTATAATGAATACCGAAGATAATTGTAAATTAGAATACGAACAGAATGGCATCATGTAATAAAAAAATATCTGAATTACCATTTAAGGCATATCCAAGTTTTAGTGGAGTTACTGTTTTTGTTGAAAATGGTGTCACTTATGAAGTAACTTTAGGTGCAATAAAAAATTTATTTGCAACTTCTTCGGGAACTTCTGGGTCTTCAGGAACATCAGGAAGTTCTGGAACATCAGGTTCGTCAGGTAGATCTGGGTCTTCAGGAACATCAGGTTCGTCAGGTAGATCTGGTTCAAGTGGATCTTCAGGAACATCAGGAAGTTCTGGTACATCAGGGTCATCAGGTAGTTCTGGCTCGTCTGGAACATCAGGCTCAAGTGGCACTTCAGGCTCTTCTGGAACTTCTGGAACATCTGGTACATCAGGAATTGATGGTACTTCTGGAACATCTGGCATAAATGGTACTTCTGGAACATCTGGAAGTTCAGGTACTTCAGGTTCAAGTGGAACATCGGGTTCGTCTGGCACATCAGGAAGTTCTGGAACATCAGGAACAAGCGGAAGTTCTGGAACATCAGGAATTGACGGTACATCAGGAACAAGCGGTATAAATGGTACTTCAGGTACTTCTGGTATAAATGGTACTTCTGGAACATCAGGAACAAACGGAACTTCTGGTACTAACGGTACTTCTGGAACATCAGGTTCGAGTGGTACATCAGGTTCATCTGGAACCAGTGGCAGTTCTGGAACTTCAGGAATTGATGGTACTTCTGGAACATCAGGTATCGATGGGACATCTGGAACTTCTGGAATAAATGGAACTAGCGGCACATCTGGAACTAATGGTACATCTGGTACTAACGGTACTTCTGGAACTTCGGGTAGCTCTGGCTCAAGTGGGACTAGCGGAGTTTCTGGCACGTCAGGAACATCTGGAATAGATGGTACATCAGGCACATCTGGTATAAATGGTACTTCTGGAACTTCTGGTATAAATGGCACTTCTGGAACTTCTGGAACAAACGGAACATCGGGTACAAATGGAACTTCGGGTACATCTGGCTCAAGCGGAACATCAGGCACGAGTGGAATAGATGGTACTAGTGGAACATCAGGTATCGATGGGACATCTGGAACTTCTGGCGTAAATGGTACGTCTGGCACATCAGGAATTGACGGTACAAGTGGAACTTCTGGCACAAATGGTACTTCTGGTACAAATGGTACTTCTGGAACTTCGGGCGTAAGTGGTACGTCAGGCACGAGTGGTATCGATGGTACTTCTGGAACTTCGGGCGTAAGTGGTACGTCAGGTACGAGTGGTATCGATGGTACTTCGGGTACATCTGGTATAAATGGAACTTCAGGCACAAGCGGAATTGATGGTACTAATGGCACATCTGGCACAAGTGGAACATCAGGTATTTCTGGAACAAATGGTACTTCGGGAACTTCTGGAATAAATGGTACAAGCGGAACTTCAGGCATTGATGGTACTTCGGGTACTAGCGGTATTGATGGTATTAACGGAACATCAGGTACGAGTGGAAGTAATGGAACTAGTGGTTCATCTGGAACTAGTGGATTTGGTACTTCGGGAACTAGCGGTATTGATGGAACATCTGGAACTAGCGGTATTAATGGCGCCGATGGTACGTCTGGAACTTCAGGTTCGAGTGGAACTTCTGGTATTAATGGTACTTCAGGGACATCAGGAATAGATGGAACATCTGGCACAAGTGGAACTAGTGGCCAAGATGGTACTAGCGGAACATCTGGTATAAACGGTATAGACGGCACAAGTGGAACCAGTGGACAAGATGGAACATCAGGAACTTCAGGTCAGGATGGAACTTCTGGTTCAAGTGGTACTAGCGGTGTTGATGGAACTTCGGGAACAAGTGGACAGAATGGCACATCTGGAACTAGTGGAATAAATGGTATTGATGGAACATCAGGGACTTCTGGTATTTCAGGCGTTGATGGGACTTCTGGAACGAGCGGTACGTCAGGTGTGAATGGTACATCTGGTACTAGTGGAATTGATGGTACGTCTGGAACAAGTGGTATTAATGGTACTAGTGGTACTTCAGGTATTGATGGCACATCAGGCACTTCAGGAATAGACGGAACTTCTGGAACATCAGGTATAAATGGAATAGATGGTACTTCTGGAACAAGTGGTGTTGATGGTACATCGGGCACGAGTGGTATAGATGGCCAGGATGGTACGTCTGGAACCTCTGGCGTTGATGGTACATCAGGTACAAGTGGAATAAATGGTATAGACGGTACTAGTGGAACATCTGGTATTAATGGTATAGACGGAACTTCTGGAACTTCAGGAATTGATGGAACATCTGGCACTAGCGGTGTTTCAGGTACATCAGGAACAAGTGGAATAAATGGTATAGATGGTACTTCTGGAACAAGCGGTACATCAGGTATTTCAGGTACATCAGGTACTTCAGGAATAAATGGATTAGATGGAACTTCTGGAACTTCAGGAGTAAATGGCACAAGTGGAACATCAGGTATCAATGGTACTTCTGGAACCAGCGGTCAAGACGGTACGAGTGGAACATCAGGAATAAACGGATTAGACGGAACCAGCGGTACATCTGGTATAAATGGAATTGATGGTACAAGTGGTACTAGCGGTGTTAGTGGAACATCTGGCACAAGCGGTATTAATGGAACTTCTGGTACTTCAGGTATAGATGGTATCAACGGTACATCAGGAACTAGTGGAACGAGCGGTCAAGATGGCACATCTGGAACATCTGGTATTGACGGTACTTCTGGAACTTCTGGCGTTGATGGTACATCAGGAACAAGCGGTCAGAATGGTACGAGCGGTACAAGTGGAATATCAGGTACATCTGGTACTTCTGGTATTAATGGGACATCAGGAACGAGTGGTCAAGATGGTACATCTGGAACATCAGGTATCAATGGAACTAGTGGAACATCAGGAATAAATGGATTAGATGGTACATCAGGTACTAGCGGAATTTCAGGAACATCTGGAACTTCGGGAATTGATGGTGCATCAGGCTCGAGCGGAACATCAGGAATAAATGGTATAGACGGAACTTCTGGTACTAGCGGACAGGATGGTACAAGTGGTACTTCTGGTATTTCAGGAACATCAGGTTCAAGTGGAACTTCAGGTATTAATGGCACATCAGGTACTAGTGGAATTAATGGTAGTTCTGGAACGAGCGGTATTAACGGAACATCTGGTACTTCAGGTATCAATGGCACATCAGGTACATCAGGAATAAACGGTATAGACGGTACGAGCGGAACTAGTGGTCAAGATGGAACTTCAGGTACATCTGGTATCAATGGAACAAGCGGTACGAGTGGAATTAATGGTACATCTGGCACTTCAGGTGTTGATGGAACAAGTGGAACATCTGGTATTTCTGGAATAGATGGAACATCTGGAACTTCGGGGACAAGCGGCGTTTCTGGTACGAGTGGAACATCTGGTTTGGATGGAACTTCTGGCACAAGTGGTATAAGTGGAACTAGTGGTACAAGCGGAATTGATGGTACATCTGGAACTTCTGGAATAAATGGTTTAGATGGAACTTCAGGTACTTCGGGAATTAACGGTACAAGTGGTACATCTGGTATTGATGGTACATCAGGCACATCAGGTATCAATGGCACATCTGGAACATCAGGAATAAATGGTATTGACGGCACTTCTGGAACGAGTGGCCAGGATGGAACTTCAGGTACTTCTGGTATTAACGGAACTTCTGGAACATCTGGTATCAATGGTGTTGATGGTACAAGTGGAACATCGGGTTTGGATGGTACATCTGGAACTTCAGGTATTAACGGTACATCAGGTACTAGTGGTATCAATGGAACTTCTGGCACTTCAGGAATAAATGGTCTTGATGGAACTTCTGGAACATCAGGTCAAGACGGAACGTCAGGTACAAGCGGAACTTCTGGTATTGATGGTACATCAGGTACAAGTGGTATTGACGGTACATCTGGCACATCAGGTATTGATGGAACTAGTGGAACTAGTGGAACGAGTGGTCAAGATGGTACGAGTGGTACTTCTGGTATAAATGGTGTTGATGGAACATCTGGAACATCAGGAATTGATGGTACGAGTGGTACTAGCGGTGTTTCTGGTACAAGTGGAACATCAGGAATAAATGGATTGGATGGTACAAGCGGAACTTCTGGTATCAACGGAACAAGTGGAACGAGCGGAATTTCAGGCACAAGTGGTACATCAGGTATTAATGGGATAGATGGAACATCAGGAACCAGTGGTCAGGACGGTACATCTGGAACTAGTGGCCAAAATGGTACTTCTGGCTCAAGTGGTACGTCAGGAATTTCAGGCACTTCTGGAACAAGTGGTACTTCTGGTATTGATGGGACATCTGGCACATCAGGTATTGACGGCACAAGTGGAACGTCAGGCCAGGATGGAACTTCTGGTACATCAGGTATCGATGGTACATCTGGAACTAGCGGTCAGAATGGTACAAGTGGAACTTCTGGTATTAACGGGACTTCAGGAACTAGTGGTTCAAGCGGAACAAGTGGTATAAATGGATTAGATGGTACATCGGGAACTTCTGGTATTAATGGTACTAGTGGCACGAGCGGAATAGATGGTACGTCTGGCACAAGTGGAATAGACGGAACTTCTGGTACTAGTGGTATAAATGGAACTAGTGGAACATCAGGCCAGAACGGTACTTCAGGAACAAGCGGAATAAACGGTATTGACGGTACATCTGGCACATCAGGTTTAAGCGGAACTAGCGGTACTTCGGGCATAAATGGTACTTCAGGAACTAGTGGTACTTCGGGCATAAATGGTACTTCAGGAACTAGTGGTACTTCAGGTATCAATGGTATAGATGGAACTTCTGGCACATCTGGCACTTCAGGTGTAAATGGTATTGATGGTACATCAGGCACATCTGGCGTTGATGGAACTAGTGGAACTTCAGGAATAAATGGTTTGGATGGAACTTCTGGCACAAGCGGTATTGACGGAACATCTGGTACTTCAGGTTTGGATGGTACATCTGGAACATCAGGTCAAGACGGAACGTCAGGTACGTCAGGAAACTCAGGTACTAGCGGTACATCTGGTATTGATGGGACTTCAGGAACTTCAGGTATAAATGGAATTGATGGTACAAGCGGTACATCAGGAATAAACGGTACGAGTGGTACATCAGGAACTAGCGGAATATCGGGAACTTCTGGAACATCAGGCCAAGACGGAACGTCAGGTACAAGTGGTGTTTCAGGTACTTCTGGTACTTCTGGCATTGACGGTACTTCTGGAACTTCAGGTATTAATGGAACTAGTGGAACTAGCGGTCAGGATGGAACATCAGGTACTTCTGGTATTGATGGTACGAGCGGAACTTCAGGAACTAGTGGTATATCAGGTACAAGTGGCACAAGTGGTACATCGGGTATAAATGGAACTTCTGGAACTTCAGGAAATTCAGGTACTAACGGAACTTCAGGTACATCTGGTATCAATGGTATAGATGGAACATCTGGTACTTCTGGAATAAATGGTGTTGACGGTACATCAGGTACTTCGGGTATTAATGGAACTTCTGGCACAAGTGGAATTTCAGGTACTTCAGGAACGTCTGGAATAGATGGTACAAGTGGAACATCAGGAATAAATGGATTGGATGGCACGAGCGGCACTTCTGGCGTTGATGGTACGTCAGGTACAAGTGGAATTTCTGGAACTTCGGGAACAAGTGGTCAGGATGGTACGAGTGGCACCAGTGGTGTTGATGGGACATCAGGCACATCAGGAATAAATGGATTAGATGGTACGTCAGGTACATCAGGAACTTCTGGTATTAATGGAACTAGCGGTAGTTCTGGCACAAGTGGAATAAACGGTACTTCTGGAACTTCAGGTACAAGCGGTATTGATGGCACTTCTGGAACATCTGGCATCAACGGAACAAGTGGAACGAGCGGAATTTCAGGCACAAGTGGGACATCAGGAATAGATGGTACAAGCGGTACATCTGGTACATCAGGTCAAAATGGTACTTCTGGAACAAGTGGAGTTTCAGGAACCAGTGGAACATCAGGTTTAGATGGAACATCTGGCACAAGCGGCACATCAGGTATAGATGGTACATCTGGAACATCTGGCATTAACGGAACTTCAGGTACAAGTGGTCAGGACGGAACATCAGGAACTAGCGGAATTAATGGTATTGATGGTACTTCAGGTACTAGCGGACAGGACGGTACGAGTGGCACTTCTGGTATTTCAGGAACATCAGGCACATCAGGTCAGGATGGAACTTCTGGCACAAGTGGAATTTCAGGTACTTCTGGTACGAGCGGATCAAGCGGTACATCAGGTACGTCTGGCTCAAGTGGTACGTCAGGTATAGACGGAACTTCTGGTACTAGTGGAGTTGATGGAACATCGGGATCAAGCGGTACGAGTGGTATTAATGGTACGTCTGGAACATCAGGATTAAGTGGAACTAGTGGTACTAGCGGTCAGGATGGTACAAGTGGTACTTCAGGTATAAATGGTACATCAGGCACATCTGGAACTTCAGGTTCAAGCGGAACCTCTGGAATAAATGGTATCGATGGCACATCTGGCACTAGTGGAGTATCAGGTACGTCTGGAAGCTCAGGTACAAGCGGTTCGTCGGGCACATCAGGAATTGATGGAACAAGTGGCACTTCAGGTGTTAATGGTACATCGGGTACTAGTGGGCAGGATGGTACGAGTGGGACTTCTGGAACATCTGGAACTTCTGGTATTTCAGGCACAAGTGGTACATCGGGAACGAGTGGTATCGATGGTACATCAGGTACTAGTGGCGTTGATGGCACGAGTGGAACTAGTGGCACAAGTGGTAGTTCTGGTACATCAGGAATAAATGGATTAGATGGTACGTCTGGCACTTCGGGTATTAATGGTACTTCTGGTACAAGCGGTCAAGATGGAACAAGTGGTACATCTGGCACATCAGGTAGTTCAGGAACATCTGGAACTTCAGGTTCAAGCGGTACTAGTGGTTCATCAGGTACGAGTGGAGTGGATGGAACTTCTGGAACTTCTGGCATTAATGGTACGAGCGGTTCATCAGGAACATCTGGCAGTTCAGGTAGTTCTGGTACATCAGGTAGTTCTGGAACATCAGGAAGTTCTGGAACATCAGGAAGTTCTGGTACATCAGGTAGTTCTGGAACATCAGGAAGTTCTGGTACATCAGGATCAAGTGGTAGTTCTGGAACATCAGGAAGTTCTGGCACAAGTGGCAGTTCTGGTACATCAGGTAGTTCTGGAACGTCTGGAACAGGTTTTAATACTATTTCAAATCCTGCGGATAATAGAATTCTTACAAGTGACGGAACAGCAAATGCAGCCATTGCGGAATCGGGGCTAACATATGACGGACAAACATTAATTGTATCGGGTGATACCGTAGTAAGCGGCTCTGAATATATAAACGGTAATTTAAATGTAAGCGGAGACACTAGATTTAGTGGTTCTACTTATTTAGGTAATATTACCGTTGACGCCAATCAACAAAACATTGTGGTTATTGATAGTGTTACGAAAAAAATAGCAAGTAGTAATAGTAAATTTGGGGTATACGGAACTGAATATCAGTTGGCATCTAATTTAACGTCAACTTCAACATCATCCACGGCGCCAGTAACAGGACTAACACTAACCACATCTAGTTTACCTTCGGGTACATATAAGGTTATTGTTCATTGGATGTGGAATAGAAATAGCGCCGCAAACTCTGCTCGATTTGATGTCACATTAAATGGCACAACACAGGGAACAACGGGAACAATGGAAATGGAAGCTGGGGACACCACGGACTGGAGGCCAGAAACAAGAATATTTTATTTATCTCTATCGGGAGTAAACACAATTGTATTCAGATATTGGGGGGAATCGGGAGGTAATAGTACTTCAATTTCAGATCGAACAATAGAATTAATAAGGGTAAACTAATAAAAATATGGCTTATACATACACATATAATATAACAGATTTTCCAGAACAGAAGGTTTATATTCCTCGTTTAGTTGTTGAAATTACAGATTCTTCAATTGTTACTTTATTAAATAGTATTACTACATTTCCAACGACGGTAGATATTATATTTGAAACCCAATTAACTTCTCCTGAGCAAACTACATTAAATTCTGTTGTATCAACACATGATATAAATGGTGAACTTCCTCCCGAGCCAATTTCAATTGGTTACACAGTTACAGAAAAAGGCGGCGTGAATGATATTACATACGGAACACCAATATCAACAGCATTACCAAGTGTTGCTAAAGCATATGGCCCAACACAAATTCAAGTATTGGGAAATAAAGGCCCAAATCTATCGAATGTAAGCAATTTTGGTGTAACATGGGACTTAAATACCCAAAATTTATCAACATTAAATTTATCTACAAGTGATGGTGTACCTGGTTGGTACATTAATCTTTTACCACTAGCAACACATACCTTTGGGACTCCGTACCCGTCTCTTTCTCTTACAGGTACAAATATTTCTAATCTTGATGGGGAATATTGGGCTAATGTGATATCGCCAGGAACTTTTGTTCTTCATTCAAAAACTGGAAAATTTACATTACTATTTAAAGATTCGTCATCCGCTTATATACCGCCTCAATATAATACAAACTTTGTGTTGATGGACGAGAATAATAATATCTTTCAATCAAACATTCCTGCACATGTAAATGGAACTCAATTTAATTATATCGTAGATACTGGCCTTTCAACAACAACAAGTACTACATATGTAACAAAATTAACACTAACGGTTAATAATTTACCAACGGGATTATATCGCATCGGGGTTAATTATACTTGGAATGGAAGTTCGACCACATATAGCTTTTACTCAAGAGTGTTATTAAACTCTGTTCAATTAGGAGATGAACATATTAATAGAATTGCAAATAATACAAACTACATACCGCATCAAAGAACATTTTATAGTGTATTGGGAGGAAATAACACAATCAATTTACAGTATAGAACAAACAATACGGGTGGAACCGCAAGAATAAGGGAAACATTGATTGAACTTTGGAGAGTACAATAATATGAAACAATTATTAGCATATCAAATAACAGGTACGACAATTATAAGTGGTGAAACCATATATACCATTCAAACGGTTGGCGTGGATATTTCAACATGGAATGATGTGGATCTTAACGGAAATAATCCATTTGTTATCATTATGAGCGGATCAACAATACCATCTGGATATGTAGATATTTCTTCAATATATAATTGGTACAACTATGGATTTGGTATTTGTAATGATTATTTGTGTATTAAAGAAGAAATTAAAGATATTGTTACTAATATCGGATGGACTGGATTGACAAATACCGAAAAAGATATTGCTATTACTTGTTATTCATATTCAAATCCAACTGATGCTGTTATATATTTGATGACGGTCAAAGGTTATACACAGCAACAGGCACAATCTTTCTTATTGAGTTCGTGGCACAAACATCATGGAAATGTAGTGGAAGCATGTAAACAGCGTTGGTATTATGTTAAGTTAGTGATTGCCGCTTTCTTATCTTTTACTGATGCAGAAGATTTATTCGATTTAAACGAAAGTTTAATATTTGCTTACACGGACATGGGTAGATTAGGGTTAAATTACGGAGATAGAAAAGACGGAATAATGGATTTCATTGAATCCACAAATGGATATGAAAATAATGGATTGAGAGAAAGCGGATATTCTCTTATTCAAGGAAATTATGACGCGTTTATTTCTGCAATACATAATGTTTTGATACATGGATTTTATACAAAATACGAAGAATAATGGACTTTACGCCGACATATGAAAGATATTTTGACCCATCGCTTTGTGAATTCGATATGATAGGATTAGTTGAATATGATAACTCAGTTCATGATACTGGTTACACTTATTCAGGTCTTACATTAGTTTTAGAATATACAGGGTTTACATCACATTTCGATACGACAGGTCACACATATGAAAACTTCATATTAAATAATGATGTTTATACTTATACAGGTCTAACAGGTGAAACACATTTCTTTTATATCTACGATTTTTATACAGGCGCAACACCATATATTGACCCAAGATTTAGTGGAAATACTTTTGACGAAATAATTTCAGGATTTACAACTGATATAATTTCATGCGTGGATAAATTAGATGGATTAACGGGTACTTGTTGTCCAACACAAGTGGTTTTACATAACATTCCATGGGTATATCAAACAAATCATGGTGGTGGTTCAGATAATTGTTCACCATTTATTCAAAGAAGGCCAGAACAAGGATGGACACTCGATTTCGTTTTCAATAAAAATGGAGATACTGGATGGACAGATAGTGTATTTTTCTATACAGGTGTAAGAGACGAATATGATCCTGAAAATTATGGTGATAACAATCTGTCATTTTCATTTACTTCCGATGGCAGACTTAAATACAGTTCAATCAGATATTCAGGATATTGTGATACTGTTTCTGGATATACACCAATGTATTATGTCGATTCTGGAATAACCGCACACTCATTATGTACAAATGGTGTTTCGGAAGATTTTGTTATAACAATAACATTTGAAAGAAATTTCGGATATAAAGATTGTGATTTGGAAAATGAAGGTGGCTGGAACGATTTGATATTAACGGGAACAACAGTCGAAGAACTTAATAAAGGGTGGTTAAGAGAAAGATTTAAACGATTAGGCGTACTGAAGTTTTATCATAATGGTCGACCACTTGAAATTGAAAGTTATCACAATCCTCTTCTTGTTTATACACCTGTTTATAAATTCAAACAATGGGAAGAATTAGTGATGTCTAGTAGAGGTTTTCAACCATTCGTTAATGCTGTAGGTGGCGGTGTTACTGGATCTGGTGATTTACATAACAGTAAATGTTGTTATTATCTAAAATACAACGCATATTTTGAAGAACCGATGAAGTATGTCGACGTTCTTGCTCGATATGTGAACTTTTTCCAACCTAATTTTAATATAGTTGAGTGTGGCGGTAATTGTATAGATGATATTTATAGTTTATAAAGGTAATTATGGATTTTTTTATTAGACAAGGGGCAACAGACCCAATATTAAAAATGAGATTGATTGATGATGGAAAAAATGATAAATCATCATTCAATACTTTATTGGAAAATTCCGAGATAACATTTGAAATGTCTGATACAAAAACAGGAAGTCCCTATATTTTGGGAGCTCCCTGTTCTTTAGCCTTACGAGTAAAAAAATACAATCAAGCGACCGATGAATATTACATCGTTTATAGATTTACTGAATTACAAACATCTATTACAGGTAAATTTGAAGGTAAGTTTACAATTCAATTATTAGATGAAGGTGCAAATCCTACTACGAAACTTATCGTTCCTATTAGAGAAAAACTCTTTATTCACATTATTTAAACATTTGTTGCGTGGTAAGCTAAATCACGAGCATCGTTATCAATAATCTCTTCTTCTCGATCATTCTTACTACTCATAGCTTCTTCTTTGACTACCTTTCTATTATAGTCTACCCAATATGGGTCTACAAATTCTATTGTATTATCAACATACATAAAAAACGGATCCCGATTAACTCTATTCCAAAAAGCAACTTCACTATCCGATAATGTCATGACTTCATCAAGATTATCTTGACCTTCGACTTTCAATGGATGACCACTATCAAGTTCACATTGTAATGATGTGAAATACTGCCTGCTCTCAGGGTTGTCAATTAATATATCATCTCTTATCTCAGGTTTAAACGCAACAAGTAATGGTTCAACATGCTTATTAAATTTCGATATATATAACGGAACATTATATTCACCTGTCATTTCAGGATTATTTAATATCTCAGCTTCAGGAATCATATAACAATTGATTTCTATTTCTTTTGTTTTAGGATTCTTTTTAACATCGCCGCATCCTTTTTTTGTTCCATTATTCACATAATAAATCGTCTCACCAAGACTTGCAGGATAATTATCTTTCATAACAAGCTCCATATGTGCTTGTCTCGCCATAAGATGACCAGCTTTGGTGGTCTTCTTTATATGTTTTTTGTAATCTTCAACTGTTTGTTTTAATCTGGATTTATTAGCAATCTTTGAGAGTGGTATTTCTTTGTTATAAATTTTTTCAATATAATCATAATAAAGATTGATAAATGACAGTCCGTCTCCATTTAAAAGATACTTGAAACCTTCATCCAAAAATTCAACAACATATTGTTGTAATTTCTTTGATTTAACAGTATTACCCGTTAGTTTTATTTTTTCTTTACCTTTCTTTATTAGCTTAATGATATAATTTTTTCTTGATAAATTTATACAGGCGGGTGCGAGATAGTCAATATCCAACCCCATTTCGTTTCTCATGAAAATATCATTAAATTCCGCTGTATCTGCTTGTACACCTTTATATTCTTTACCTTTTTCAACAAGATCATTATTACCTAATCCAATGTATGTACGATTTTCAATATCCTCTGGCATCGAAAAGTTTACACCATCAGTATCCATAACCAATGGAACATAACCTCTTTTCATAAACCACATAATCATCATACGCAAACATTGACGACCTGTACATGTAATTGTTTCGCCCTTATTCATATCACCCCATGGAAAAACTTGTGGGGCCGACAATGAACCAAAATATGCGTTGATAAAGATTTTTAAAGGTAACTGTTTTCTGTCATAAAGTTCAGCCAATTGTGGATTTGTTTTCTCGTTTGTTTCCTTTAACCTTTTATATTTAATACGAATATCACGGAAATATTTCAACATAGATTTTTGTGCTCCCATTACATCACATTCAGGGAATACATCATAAACAAGCTGAATGGATGGATAAAGTGAAGCATAGTCGAATTTTACAATATTTTTCGAATATCCTACTCTTAATAATCGTGATAATCCGCCTGTAATTGCTCTTCGTTCATCTTTCTGAGGTATCGCTAAATTATGCTGATACGACCAAGCTAACATGATTAATTTCCACAATGTTGCAGTTCCCATTGTTGCAATTCTTTCATATGTAGTAGGAACTAACTTGGAAAGTAAAAACGTGGATTGACTGAACGAATCGTCAACGACCATAGTTTCTGTTAAGTCATCATCAAGATATTGTTCAATTAATTTTCTACCTGGCCATACTTCATATTTACCTGGAAATCGTTCCAATAGTCTTTCCGTTCCTGGGTCTCCAATTTTTTTCCAACCACCTGACTTAGGATTAACGTAATAACTTTCATTTTCCAAATAGATTTTTGAAATATGTGCTCCATCCACATAAATTCGATCAGGTTTTTCTTTTTCAAGATACTTCACAATATATTTTAATCCCCAAGACTTAATTTCTGAATTAATAGCTTGAGCTCGACGTACTGAATGTGATGTATCGATAACGTTAAATCCCCAAAGCACATATTGATTATAAGGCTCAACTTCACTTGCAAGTTTTAATATACCTTCTTTAACTCTAATACTTTCAGGTGACAATATTTGTGTTATGCGAGCAATATCAACTTTTTTTATTTCCGCTCTTTTCATAATAAACGGAAAGTCGAATGACGCTGAGTTATGCCCACCAATAATTGTCGGTTTCAGTTCTTTGATTACACGAAAAAACTCTTCAATACATTCTTTTTCACCGTCTTCACCGTGAGCATATATAAGTTTTTTAAATCCACGATTATCTTTAACACCAATAAGAATTATTTTATTTATTTCTGGATTTAACCCTGTTGTCTCAATGTCAAACATAAATCTATGAACATCAGAATAATCATCAATTCCCTTAAATAATCTTTTTCTTTTTTGTACTAGATATTGTTCTGCAACTGATAATATTTGGAAATGTTTTTTGTATTTTTCGCTCCAAGGATCAATTCCACCCTGTTTAAAAAAATTAATTAGGTTTGTATATCCTTTGAAACTCTTTACAATATACTTTAAACCTTTTTCAAGTCTTGGATTATCGTGCGTTTCTAATGGTTCAATCATAATGCTATGCTCGACCATTTTCTGTTTTTGTAAACTTTTACTTTTTTGATAAAAATTAAATTCTGACAAATCGCCTACCCATAAAAAAGGAATCATAGTATCTTGTTTAACTATTTTTCCCTTTTCAGGATCTTGAATAATTTTATAGATTGTGTTTGTTCTGTAATCGTATTCTATACCTACGATATACATTTCTGGATCTTCTCCATTAAGGAAGGATTCGATTACTTCCTGTGAAATTACTTCTTTCATGTTTATAAATTTTAGTCTGACACATTAGCTTACAGAAATTCTGTAATTAGCCTTTATTGACTAAAATATAAACAAAATTTTTGAAATAAAAAAATTAAATAACGTTGATTGGGCTGATCATTGCTCTATACTTGAGACTTTCATTTAAGAATTTAGCTTCGTTTGCTTTTCTTTCAAGGAATTTATCAGGACGCATCCTTTCAAGCCTTTGCATTAATTCTTCAATCATTTTAAGTTTTTCATCCTTAGCTTCAGTTAATAAGGATTGATAATCTAATTTAACAGCACTATCGGGTACTTGTAATTCTCCTGAAAATTTACCCCAAATTCTTGCTAAACCTTCTTTAGCGTATGCAATGAGATATTTTCTGACCCAGTTCTGAGCAGGACTATTGATTGTTTCCCAAGTAAGTGGCGTGATTTCAACATCTGATGGTAACATAACAATGTCTTCCATTTTATTTTTATCGAGACATGAATCAGGGTCATTCAAATCATAATACCAATACCATACTCTCCAGTTGTTACTTCTTACAGAACCAAAATCAAATCTTCCGCCAGGGACATTATATAAATGTACTAATTTAGTTCCTTCTGGCCCGTGTGTAATTCTATATGTTAATTCACCACCAATTAATCTATTTTTAAGGTTTCTATCCTGCATCCTTAATAAAAGGTCATAAGCAGGTAACATAAAATATGATCCAGAAACACCAACTTGAGCAAAACCACCAACACCACCAAAGCCAACACCACCAAGTCCACCAAAGCCACCTAAGAATGGGTCAATAATTGAGTCGGTCAATTCTGCTCTTGTAAACCATAATAGTTCATTTATTTCACGTCCAGCTGGTATTGAATATGTTTGTGTTCCACCTGAAAGCCAAAAGAAATCTTTTTTAAGTTCTGCCGTACCGCCAGCCTGAAGACCAACAATTTTAGAATAAGCATGGGAATATTGTGTCATATAATCCAAACTTCTTGTTGTAAACGCCCTAGCTAAAGATTGATTATCAATATCAATACCAGCTAATGCCGCCCATTGTGATTCAATCAACCAATCATTTACATATTGTTCATATTCTGATAAAGCCAATTCTAAAAATGTATCTAATTGTTCTTCTGTTAACTCAACACCACGAACAGGACTACCCAAAAGATGTAATACTTGGGTAAAAAGTCTTTCTCTGTTTTCGGCTGATATTACGGTTGTAGCCATATTTTTGTTTTTATATAAATATTTCGTATATTTGTATTTATGAAAAAATCGACAAAAGAAACCACAACTAATTCTTTACAAGACCTTATAAAAGTCTGTGCAGAAAAAAAAATCGATTTTAGTATAACACAAGACGGCTCTGAATTGGTGATACAGTATGTTAAAGATCCGTCACATGTTTACATAGTTATTCCCGATCCAACTGATGACAGAATACCGTATTATGTTAAAAAATGTATTGAAGAAATTAAAACAACTCTTTAAGTAATTCTTTACTGAACGTTTCAGAATATTCTCCGTCACCCATTACTTTATCAATAACATCTTTCTTTCTTTGTAAAACATTATAAACTATTTGTTCAATAGTGTTTTCAAATATTGGATAATAAACCATAACGTTATTTTTCTGGCCATGACGATATGCTCTATCTTCTGCTTGTGAATGATGAGACGGAACAAATGATAAATCATTCATTATAACAACCTCAGCTGCAGTTAAATTTATACCAATTCCTGCCGCAACGATATTACCAATGAATATTTTAATTTTCGGATCGTTTTGAAACTTATCTTTTGCTTCTTCTCGTTTAGCGGCACTTACCCTACCATCAAATATTACTGAATTTTTTGGATATTTTTCATGTAACATATCCAAAGGCATAGTGAAGTTTGTAAAAACAATTACTTTTTTATTGAGTTCAAGACATTTATCAATCAATTCACAAGTATGTGGTATTTTTTCATAAGCAATAACCTGTCGAACTTTCATAAGTCGATTAATTGTAACAGCAATACTCTCTTTAGATCTTTCTTCTTCAGTTATTCTCATGAATTCTTCAATCTCTTCATTATAGAAAGTACTTTGTAATTCAAGAAATATTGGCGAAATCATCTTATCGGGTAATCCAGGTATTTCAGATTTCATCCTTCTTAACATAATGTTCTTGGTTCTTTCTCTTAATTCATCCAAATTACTATGTCCACTCGTACTCCATATTGTTCTCGAAGTGTTTCCGTTACGAACAGTCATCTTAAAACCTTTACAATACCTCTTTACATAGTGTTGCCAATTGAGCGCAACAGGAGATTCTACAATTTTCAATAGGTTATAGTAGTTAATTGGCCTATTTGTCATCGGTGTACCCGTTAAAAGCCAAACTTTAGGTATTTTTTTGATGATATCGTTTATTAATCTTGTTCGATTCGCTGAAGTATTAGATACATAATGAGCTTCATCAATGATTGCAATGTCAAAATTCTCTTTATGTATGAGTTTTAAGTCATCATTTTCATTTTTTTTGTCTGTTGTGTGATAATTTTTAAGAATATCGTAGTTTATGATATAAAAATCATAGGTTGAACCCCATTTTCTACCCTCAACTATCAAAACTGGACGATCTGTATAGTTTTTTATCTCTTTTTTCCAGTTAATTTTAACGTTTGCGGGACAAACAATAAGAATTTTCTTAGCATCAGTCTCTAAGGTAGCAATGATTGCGGATGTTGTCTTACCCAAACCCATATCATCGGCTAAAATGAACTTATCATTAGCTAAAAGTTTCTCAATTGCGGGTATTTGATAGTCCTTTGGAGGTCTATGAGCGTATTTTGAGTAGTCAATAACACGATTTAACTTTTTTTCGGGTTGTAAGACCGCGCCTTTTGGTAACCATATGCCGTGGTTCTTCTCGGAATCGAAAAATTTACCCCAAATATGGTAAGCTTTGTCTGTTTCGCACAAAAGTTTCTCACACCATATCTTATCGATAGGTTTTGGGAGTAATTTTTCCTCTTGTAACTTATCTCCAAAGGATGGAACTAAGTTTATATATTTTCTAGCTACTTTTGGGGTTATTTGATGATATTTTATAACGTAATCGGCTTGCGGCCTCGTTAATTTGAAGTTTTTTGAACTTGTAAATCTCATTTTCCATTCTATCAACTGATTATTCGCACCATCGTATGCTAACAGAATGTTTTTCGCCTCAATTTCGGGTATCTTTGTCTCCATATTTAAATTATAACATAATATACATAATTAGAACGAAAAATTAAATTATAAATAAATATTCAATTACCCGATTAATTAAATACCCGATATATTTATTAATATGATAGTTTATAAAACAACGAACCTAATAAATAATAAAATTTATATCGGTCAAGACAAAATTAATGATCCGAATTATCTAGGTTCTGGCGATCTAATCAAAAGAGCCATTAAAAAATATGGAAAAGAAAATTTTTTAAAAGAAGTGTTATGCGTGTGTGATACCTTGGATGAATTAAATGATAGAGAAAGATTCTATATACATGAATATTCATCAACAGACAAAAAAATTGGATATAATATTGCTGTTGGAGGTACAAATGGTGTTATGTTAAACAGAAAACATTCCGAAGAAACAAAATTGAAAATGAGAATGTCCGCTTTAGGTAAAAAAAAATCGGAAACGCATTGTAAAAACATTAGCCTATCTAAAAAAGGTAAAAAAATGTCAAATGAAGAAAAAAGAAAACGAAGCGAATGTTGCCCATTAAAAGGCATAAAAAAAGAACCACTTAGCGTCGAAATTAAACAAAAGATTAGTGCTTCAAAAAAGGGGACACATCCTTCGGAAGAAACAAGAAAAAAAATGAGTATATCACACTTAGGAATTAAAAATTCATTTTATGGTAAAAAACACACCGAAGACTATTTATTAACAAGAAGAAAACCAATAATACAATTAGATAAAAACGACAATTTTATTAAAGAATGGCCAAGTATCACAGATGCGTCTAAATGTTTAAAAATTGAATGTTCGGGTATATCTTTTGTATTAAAAGGAAAGTATAAAACATCGGGAGGTTTTAAATTTAAATATAAAAATAATGGGTGAAAATCGACTTCCAATAACTCGTCTTAACAAATTCTTTTCAGAAGATGATTATGACTTACATATCCAATTAGGTCAGGAATATCTTCATGGAGACTTGAATATGAAATTAGTAGTCTATCGAGTTGATAGGACTATTACGGATACCGATGATGTGTATGCTGAAACAACGAGAGATAACGTAAAATATTTACCACCAGTAGAATTTAATGCTATTATAAGAGTTGAAGAAGCAAAAACACAAGCGTATAAAACAGGAATGTTAAGATATCTCGAGCCAGGTAATTTAGTTTTTTCTGTTTATACAAAACATTTGGAAGATTTACAAATTGATATAAGATTTGGAGATTATGTCGGATATCCTGACAGCGAGAAAAGAATAAGATTTTATACTGTTGTTAATGATGGTAAAGTTAATGCTGATAATAAACATCATCATTTTGGGTATAAACCATCTTACCGAACATTAATATGTGTACCGACGCAAGAAAATGAATTTAGAGGAGTTTAATTATGCCATTACCAAGAAAAACTAGTATATCCGTATATCGTGATAAAGGAACTGAACCAACAAATAAAGAATTGTGGGACAGAAGGCAAGAATTATTGGATAAGATAACGAAATCTGACACGTATTTACCTGATCCTATCTTACACGATGATTTAGACATGGGAATGTTAGAGTTCGTTAAAACGAATTTAAAAGTGGTTTCTGATGGTAATCAAATTCCAATTATTCCAAAAATTTTAACGGTTCAAAGATGGGGCGAATTAACTAATAACTGGACATTTACGGATGAAGATGGAAACATGAAAGTTCCTTTCATTGGCGTTATTCGTAGACCTGATGTACAGCCAGGCACAAACCCAATTGTTCAAAGAACAATTCCAGACAGACGACAAGTTTTTTATTCAACAGTTAAAACTTGGGATGGTAATCAAATGAACGCAGATGTATATAAGATGCCACAGCCTGTTGCTGTTGATATTGGTTTTGAAGTTACAATAGTATGTCAAAAATTTAGAGATTTAAATAGGTTTAATAAAATAGTTTTACAAAAATTTGCTTCACGACAGGCGTATACTTTAGTGAAAGGTCATTACATTCCAATTATCTTGGAAAGAATAAATGATAACTCACCAATTGACGCATTAGAAAATCGTAGGTTTTATTTACAAACTTATGAATTCTTAATGTTAGGTTTTTTAATCGACCCTGAAGAATTTGAAGTTAAACCCGCAATAAGTAGATTATTATTATTAAATGAAATTATGGGCGAAAAGAAAATAATAAAAAAATTCAAAAACAGAACCATAGAAGTAAAAACGGGTATTTTTACTGCTAATGGTGAACAAACTGTTTTTAGTGTAGGTGAAAATATTGGTTATTTATTTTTCGTTGCTATCAACGGTCTTGTTCAACAAAAAGACATCGATTATTATTGGATTGGTCAAACACCAAGAATCACTTTTGTTACTCCACCTGTTGCAGGAAGTATAATAATGATTTCATATTATGCTGGCCGCAGTTCGGTTTTCCAAGATTCATATGGAAGATTACTTTACATTGCAAGCCAGAATTTTATATATGATGGTTCTTCTTTGACTTTTACTGTAGAAAATCCAATAGTAAGTATTGTTTTTGTTGAAATTAATGGATTAGTTGATGAAGAAGCTATTGGTTATAGTTTTTCGGGTAATCAATTTACATTACTTGATGCACCTCTTGTAGGATCTAGAGTAGGTATTTCTTATTTGAGATAATTAAGATTCACCATATATATCTTTCTTCTTAGGCTTCGAAAGTTCATCAATCCACTTTTCAATTACTCTATACATTTTCAATCCTGTTTTATCACAATAAGATTTCAGGATTTCATGATGCTTTGCACTGATTTTGATATTTTTAGTCTTGTTATACATACCAATAGATAAATAATAGTAAAAAAGGATAAATTACTATCTATTAATTTTTTTATCGTTAAATCTTTGGGAAAAACAAAGATATTTATGATAATAAAAGCAATAAACGTTAACAATAAATAGAAATCAATGGCAACATCAAACAGAGTATTCGTTTCTCCAGGTGTATATACATCTGAGAAGGATCTAACATTCGTAGCACAAAGTGTTGGTGTAACTACTTTAGGGATGGTAGGAGAAACACTAAAAGGCCCAGCATTTGAGCCAGTATTAATTAAAACTTTTGATGAATTTAGGACATATTTTGGAACAACTTCTCCAGAAAAAGATGGTAATGGTAACCCAAAATACGAGCTTCCTTATTTCGCAAAAGCATACCTACAAGAATCAAATCAATTATTCGTTACAAGAATACTTGGTTTAACAGGGTATCTACCTTATAAAACATTTGGAATTGTAACATTGGGAGCGCCTAATTTTACTGGCGGTACTCCAACTGAAACTCCAGAAACATATGATTCAAGTTTAACAAGTGGTACAGTTTATGAACAATTATCTGGTAAAACTGCAACAGACGGTTCTACCGTACCTGAATTTATATCTGGACAAACATACGCAGCCAATGATTGGTTCACAATCGGTCTTGTTCCTGATGCTTCATTAACAGGTCTTACTGGAAGCGAAGTTACAGGTCCAATTGGTGATTTTGTAAATTATCAATGGTATAATAATTTCTATGACCCATTAACTTCTGGCGTTACAGCTTATTTGTTTGTTTTTGTTTCAGGAACAACATTTGACGTTACAATCTTCACATATGAAGATGTTCTTGTAAATGAATATGACAATGTCGTTGTTGCCGCATTAAGATCTCGTGGTTCTTATGTTTCAAATACACTACAATTAAGAGTAAAAGCTGATAGTGGTGTTACAATATCAGGAATAGCAATTGAAACAAATCCATTAGCAGAATTTGAACTTGTTGTTAAGCAAGAACCTGAATTTTCAGCATCAACACAAACATTTACATGTTCTTTGGATAATACTTCAAACCATTACATAACAAAGGTATTGGGAGTTGATGTTTTTGATAAAAAAGCAACAGATTATCCAGTATATGTTTTTGAAATATATCAAAAATTCCTCGAAGCATTAAATGATCGTGGATTAGTAAGAGGTTTAAGTGTTACACCAATTTATCATGAAGTTGATGAAGATTTCTTAACAGAATGGAAAACTGCAATATCACCAAATGTTGTTTCTGAAGTTCGTGGTGGTAAAGTTGATGACTTATTTAGTGTTGTTGCAATATCAGACGGTAATACATCTAATGTACAAGTAAAAGTTGAAATAATGAATATCAATCTTGATACAGCTGAATTCGATGTTCTTGTCCGTGATTTCAATGACACCGATGAGAATATGGCTGTTCTTGAAAGATTTTCAAGATGTTCTATGAATCCTGATTTACCTGGATACATCGCTTTGAAAATTGGTACTTCTGATGGTGAATATGAATTAAAATCAAAATTCATTATGTTGGATATGGTTAAAAATCACCCAGTAGATGCTATCCCTGCAGGTTTCAGAGGCTTTACTGCAGATAGTTTAGGTGGAGCAACATTAGGTTCAGTAATATATAAAACGCAATATTATACTGCAGGTGATGTTGTAACCTATGATGGTGGTGTTCCAGTAGAACAATCAGGTGATAGAGTTAAAAGAGTATCTTTAGGTTTATCCTCTCAGATGGGATTTGACACAAGTATATTTAACTACAAGGGACAAAATCCAAATCGTACAACAACAGGTTTCCACCTTTCAAAAAATGCTGCAACTATAACAGGTAATACGGCTACAGGTTTCGAATTTGATTGTACACCTTACGATCTTGAAGGACAAACAGGTGGTGATTTAGTTAACAAACTTACAGACATTCAATATCGTAAATTCACATTCGCATTATGTGGTGGATTTGACGGATGGGATATCTACAGAAATGTAAGAACATTCGGTGACGAATTTAAGTTTGGTAAAACAACATATGATGATGCTAATTATGATAATGGTGGTGTTTTCAATAATTTAATTGGAAATTCAGACTATTACTCATACCTAGCAGGTATTGAAACATACAACAACCCTGAAGCAATTGATATTAATATCTTTGCTACCCCAGGTATTAACTTCTACGACCACTCATCTTTAACCGAAGAATCTATCGATATGGTTGAAAATGAAAGAGCAGACTCACTTTACATAATTTCATCGCCAAATCGTTCAACAGCTGAAGAGGTTATTGATGACCTTGACACAATTGATTTAGATTCTAACTACTCGGCTGTCTATTGGCCATGGATACAAATCAGAGACAATGAAAATTCAACTCAGATTTACATTCCGCCAACAGGCGAGGTTTTAAGAAATATTGCATTAACAGATAATGTTTCTTATCCATGGTTCGCAGTAGCAGGATATTCGAGAGGTATTGTAAATGCTATTAAAGCTTACAAGAAACTTACCCTTGATGAAAGAGATGACCTTTACAAGATGAGAATTAACCCAATTGCAACATTCTCTGATACAGGTCCGATTATTTGGGGTAACAAAACTCTTCAGGTAAGAGAATCTGCTTTGGATAGAATTAATGTAAGAAGATTACTACTTAGAGCAAGAAAGTTGATTTCAGCCGTTGCAGTAAGATTACTCTTCGAACAGAATGATGAACAGGTAAGAGCTGAATTCACAAGATTGGTTAATCCAATTCTTGAGAATATTAAGAAAGAAAGAGGATTATATGACTTCCGTTTGGTTGTTTCAAATGACCCTGAAGACATAGATCAGAACACACTTAGAGGTAAGATTTATATCAAGCCTACAAGGTCTCTTGAATTCATAGACATCGAATTCATTATTACACCAACAGGTGCTTCATTTGAGAATATCTAATAGAATTCCTGATTGTCCCTGTA